TGATGACCCCACAAAGAAAGAGATAACATCTATGGACGAAATAATAGAATATAGAGGTTCCAAATATCACCTAGATTCTGTTATATTGCAAAATTGGAATGATAGTGAAACAGGTCACGCAATCGCAGGTATCACTTGTAATGAAAACAAATATGTCTATAATGGCTGGAAAAAGAAAAATGAAGAGTTCCCTTGTGATCTTATGCCACACGATTGGGAAATTAAAGGGAATGCAGAAGGAGGGGATGTTTGTATAAATGATACGAATTGTACAATGGATACAAACTTACAATATGATAGGAGCTTCTGCTTTAATTTTAGGAAAGGAAAACGTGTGCTGATATATGTTCGCAATAAGGCTGCACTACTTAGCGCGAAGCAGAGCACGTAGCTATCTCTGTTATCTTCAACACATATTTTTGTAATAGCAATATAGTTTTTTATTTATAATGTATAGAGAATATGTCTAAATTACCTACTGCAAAACCTAAGCCAGCGGTAAAGAAACCACCTGCTACAAAACCTAAGCAAGTAGTAAAGAAACCACCTGCTACAAAACCTAAGCAAGTAGTAAAGAAGCCAACTGCTGCAAAACCTAAGCAAGTAGTAAAGAAGCCAACTGCTACAAAACCTAAGCAAGTAGTAAAGAAGCCAACTGCTGCAAAACCTAAGCCAGCGGTAAAGAAACCACCTGCTACAAAACCTAAGCAAGTAGTAAAGAAGCCAACTGCTGCAAAACCTAAGCAAGTAGGCAGAGGGCGATATGAAATGTATCCTGATGGTAGTTTTATTGAACAGACTAAATCTCTAATAGAAAATGATAAACCATTATCATCCATTTTATCAGAAAAACTTATGCGACGAAGTCCAAAACAGGAATTAACACCTCCAAAAAAAGCTACAAGTTTAAAACCATTACCACGCGGTAATATAGGAATATGTTCACAGATACGAACACCGCGATACAAGCAGATAATTCTACTTGCTGGTTTATGGCAACAATGGTTTCTATGTTTTACAGCCAACGTAGTCGTAGAACATTAGTGGACGCATCGAAGAAATGGACAACACAAGTTGAAGATGAACCAAAAAAAGAATTATTTAATTTATTTAAGAGTGTATTAAATGATAGATACTTGATGAAGACTATGCCTAGTAAGGATAATGAAGGTTCTGGAGACAAAGATACATTTATTAAAATATTGAAAACTTTACATTTATACAAACCAGAGACATTCCCTTATAATATTGACATACATTCAGGATTCCGATCTGAATATTATATAGGAAAATTATATGAATTGTTAGATGTTGATTGCAAAATTTTTCATTATAATTATAAAACTGGTTTTATATTCTATTCATTCTTGAATAAGGAATTAGATAGCGTGGAATATAAAACTGAAGGAAAAAAAATAAAAATTATTTATAATGATAATAATTTCGATTATTATGATGTGGTTATGAATGCTCCAAAAATACTAATAGTTGCAGTTAACGAATACAATGATTTCCGTATCAAAGAACTATACAAATATACTACAATAAGCGATAAAGATAATGATACCACAAAGAAAGAGATAACATCTATGGACGAAATAATAGAATATAGAGGTTCCAAATATCACCTAGATTCTGTTATATTGCAAAATTGGAATGATAGTGATGAAACAGGACACGCAATAGTAGGGATCACTTGTAATGAAAATAAATATGTCTATAATGGCTGGAAAAAGAGAGGTGGAAATGATGCTTGTGATCTTATGCCACACAATTGGGAGATTAAAGGAGATGCAGAAAAAGGGGATGTTTGTATAAATAATACGAATTGTACAATGGATACAAACTTACAATATGATAAAAGATTTTGCTTTAATTTTAAAAAAGGAAAACGTGTGCTGATATATGTTCGCAATGATGATAATCCTAGTAATACTTCAAAAAAACAATCACAAAAACCATAACAAGATATTGAAAACTTATAAATGCTAACTCATTATAAAGCTTTGCTATGCTAGGCAGAGCATAGCACACAGCTATCTCCATTATCTTCAATGCATCTTCTCTTTTTTTTAGCGAATTCAGGGTCAATTGTGAATTGCTGTGTCTTCGCCTTAGGTCTTGTGCGGAGATAATAAGAACCCGTCTTAAGTCCTTTAGAGTGTGCATAGAAATGCATAGAAGACAGCTTTTGAAAGTCAGGCTCCTCCATAAATATATTAAGGCTTTGTGTTTGGCAAATATATTGCCCTCTGTCTGCTGACATATCTATGATATTGCGCTGTTTAATCTCCCACGCCGTCTTATAAATCGCTTTTAATTCATCATCAATCTCTTGGATATCTTGCACGCTTCCTTCGTGCAAAATAATAGTATCTTTCAATTCCTTATTCCAAAGACCTTTGCTAATCAAATCATTAATCAAGTATTTATTAATGATAATGAACTCACCGCTTAATGTTTTGCGCTGGAAAATATTATTAGTGAAAGGCTCGAAACTCTCATTAAATCCCATAATTTGCGATGTAGATGCAGTGGGCATCGGAGAAAGCAGTAAGCTATTGCGAACTCCATACTCCTTTATTTCTGCACGAAGGTTATCCCAATCATATCGCGAACTAGGCTGAGTATTCCATAAATCGAATTGAAACAAGCCTTGCGAAATAGGGCTTCCTTCAAATGAACTATAAGCACCAATATATTTAGGGTTTGGGATATCCCTTTCAAACTCGTTGATATAGTTGTTGATATCCTCGTCTAATATTTTGCTATTAATATTTTTAATATCATTAATAATTTTGTGGCGTTTCTTTGATAATTCCATAGAGGCTTCAACTGCTGCGTGATAAATAGTTTCAAAAATATACTTATTCAATTGCTTGGCATTTTCACTTTCAAAGGGGTGTCTTAGCATTATGAAAACATCAGCAAGTCCCTGAACACCGATGCCGATAGGGCGATGCTTTAAATTGGAGATACGCGCTTTTTCAATAGGATAAAAGTTTTTATCTATAACCTTGTTCAGGTTCTTCGTGATTACCTTTGTAATCTCGTGTAATTTATCAAAGTTGAATTTGCCATCTTCGACGTATGAAGGGAGGCATATAGAAGCCAGATTGCATACGCCAGTTTCTTCAGGGGACGAATAAATCAATACCTCTGCGCATAAATTGCTCGACTTGATAGTTCCCAAGTTTTTCTGGTTGCTCTTTTTGTTTGCAGCATCCTTGTATAAAATATAGGGGACACCTTGCTCAATCTGGGCTTCCAAAATCTTAAACCAAAGGTCTTGAGCATTGATTTGCTTTACATATTTGCCTTCGCTCTCGTATTTTTCATATAGTTCTTTAAAGTCATCTCCGTATACATCGCTTAGCCCCGTGCATTTATCAGGACACATAAGCGACCACTTGCCTTCGCTTTTAACTCTTTCCATAAAAAGGTCAGAAATCCACAAAGCCAAAAACAAATCTCTGCACCTGTCCTCTTCACTCCCGTGATTTTTCTTAAGCTCTAAGAAACTCTCTATGTCTGAATGCCACGTTTCAAGATATACCGCAATACTACCTAGACGTTTCCCTGCTTGGTCGATATATCTAGCGGTATTATTGAAAACTCTTAGCATCGGTATAATACCATTTGACGTTCCATTCGTTCCTCTGATATGGCTGCCATTACCTCGTATTTGATGAATATGCAAGCCAATACCCCCAGCATATTTAGAAATTAAAGCGACCTCTTTTAGTGAATCAAAGATACCCGATACGCTATCTTCATTAATACTGCACAAAAAGCAACTGCTCAATTGCGGGCGATTTGTTCCAGCATTGAATAGCGTGGGTGTAGCGTGTGTGAAGTATTTTTTACTCATTAAATCGTATGTCTGGAGAACATCCTTGATATCATTGCCGTGAATGCCAATTGCGACACGCATCCACATATGCTGAGGACGCTCAATAATCTTCTTATTCACTCGCAACAGATAGGCTCGCTCTAGTGTCTTAAATCCGAAATAATCAAATAAATAATCCCTTTGGTAATCTATGCACGTATTAAGTTTCTCCTTATTTTTACAAACAATATTATACAATTCTTCTGATACAAGAGGAATATGATTATTATGATTATCCACGTTATTATATAATACCTGTATGGTTTCGCTAAACGACGGCGACGTATTCTTATGATGATTTGATATTATAATGCGCGATGCTAATACGCTATAGTCGGGATGGTCAATCGACATACTGCTACACAAATGAGCAGCAAGTTCGTCCAACTCGTATGTTTTAACACCATCATAAATACGCGAGCATACTTTTTGGGCAATCTCTGAAACATTAATAGTTAAACCAGAAGAAAGGTTCTTCAGCCTATTTAATACCTTATCAAAACTAACGTCTTCCATTTCGCCGTTTCGCTTAATAACACGCATTTTTTTTTATTTTTGTTCCTTGTTATATCTATATATGTGTTTTGTTTTTATATATATTGATAAAAATAATTAGAGGGTTTTTACTAAATCATTAAGCAAATTTACCTATCATCATCAATACCGCTATCGTAGTCAGTTCCTCCGTCAATCCCACTATCCTCTACACAACTTGATACACCGCTGCTTACGCTACCGCTGCTACCGCTTCCATAATTATAATCGCATATTAGTTTCCGACCTTTTGAAGACGACACCCAGCATTCAATCTTAATTTTACCAGTATGCTCTTTGAGATGGCACTCTTTGCATATAGCAACTAAGTTATGCTTCGCATTCTTGTGGAAAGCATTATTAATGAAACCATTTTTATCAGCCGTATGTTGATATATAATGTGATGCGTCTCCTCTGCTTTGTTCTTATTGCAAATATTACACATATCAATGACTATTTTAGAATTATACCTCGAGCTTTTCTTATTTAAGATGTTCTTGTTAATGCATTCGACCTCCTTTCTATTTAACTCGGCATTTTTCATAAAATCCATTGGCATATCTAGCGTCCGACATACTTCAATGCCATAATTATTATTCCCTTGCCCCTCTTGAATTACCCTGTCATATATGATATTATTATTTTCATCAAAGGTTATTCGAATATGCTTAACAAATAGTTTCGATTTATTGATATTCGCTTTTATAGTCGTTAGCTTTGTTAATTCGTGAAGATGTGAAGCAAATATAAAGGATGACCCTTTCTGTATCAGCGTATCAATGCCGCTCGCTACAATAGAAATCGCCGATATTGATTCAGTCCCGCAGCATATTTCATCTCCGATAACTAAACTGAACTTATTACATCTTTTAAGAATATTCCTTAATTCCGTCATCTCAATAGTAAAACTAGACATCCCTTTATAAATGTTGTCTAACCCAGATATTCTTGTAAATATGCTATTATAAGGGTAATACTTAAATGTCGATGCAGATACAAACATCCCCGCCTGAGCCATAATGATATTTAAACCGACCGCTTTCATAAACGAAGATTTGCCTGATGCATTTATGCCATATAGCAGAATACCATTTTGATTTAGCGATATATTATTGCCTACATATTGGAAATCATCTTGTATTCTCTCAATGATTGGATGTCGCATATTTGTAGCCTCAATAAAAGATGACTTCTCTGAGGTGGTTATCTTATCTATTGTCGGGCGCACGTAGCAATAATCGAACGCATTCTTCGCAGAGTTTGCGGCAATATCAACGCGAACTAAATATTTTACGATGATATCTAAGATATTCCCATTTTTATTTACGAAATTAATCACAAAATCCTTGTAATGGCTAAGAACTGCTTGTGATATTTGCTGGCTATACTCGGCAATATTATTGCTTTCGCTGATTATAGCCGCGTTTGTTAGCTTATATGTCGAAGACGAAGATGATAATAACTTCTTTTCAAAAGAGTTCATCAGTTCTCTCTTGTTTTTCATAGCGTTGTCGAAGCGTTTCTTTGTAATTGTTAGATAGTAGCCTTCGCGATTATTATTTTCTACTTTGCATATCGTTGCATCATTATCGCCAATTTGCGTAATCTTCTCGCAATATGAATTAATAATTTCATAGGATTTGTTATATTTGTCAAATAACACATCTATATCCTCATAAACACCTTTCTTAAAAAAGTTAGTGATATTCGATTTATCCAGCAAGTTTGTTAGATTGTATTTGCCTGCTTCATCCAAATCTATAATATTTATATATTGTGATATTATGCTATCAATCTCGGTAATGCTAATAATCTCTTCGGGAAAATCTAGCATTCGCCTAATTTCCTTCGTGGATATTAATGCGTCATTAAAAGATATCCAATCTTGCGGGGCTATCTTATTCGTTTTCATCTTCCTTTTAAGTCGATCCAAATCCATTATAGAAGATAGATGCTTCCGAACAACCAAATATTTGCTGCTATCCAATAATAAATCTACGTCATCGTAAGCTTTATTGATTGCCTCGATATTTATCATAGGCTGCAAGAGGCGCTCTTTAAATGTGCGGTATCCAAAGGCAGTCGAGCATCTATTTAATATGTCGATTAAAGGCTGGTCGCCTTGATATAACCCGAGAACATTTAATTGTATCGCAGAGTTAAACTCTATAATCATATTTTTATGCATTTCAAATACTTCAGGGGCTTCTTCTAGTCCCTTCACGATGTCCGAGTTGTGTTCATAAGCGAACTCTAGAAGGCAACATAGCGAAAACCGCGAATTATTATATTTTTCCAAGTTCAGTATCTCGATGATAGACAAGAAGCCCTTCTTAACAACAAAGACCTTCTCGAGTATATCCCGCTGCTTGTTTATATTACTAAAAAAAGATAGATGCTCGTATTTCTCCCATTTGTAATGAACGCGAATATTATTGATATTTAGATTTTTTAGTATCCTCCTCTTATAATCGTCGCTGATTGCCTCGCTTATTATAATTAGTTCTGATGGATTATAGGTGCATATGAAACGGAATACTTCGTCATTGGCGAACTCAGGGTCGTCTTTGGAGGATGATACTTCATAAACGAATGTTTTACCCGTAGACAAATCAATGCCCGAAATACCTGCTATAATGTATCCTTCGATTACTTCGTAATATATGACCATTATATAATTGCTCCGCTTATTTACAATATTAACGTTAGTGCCTGGCGATATTATCTCCGTCACTTTGCGTTCTGGGTTAGGAGGGTCGGATACCTGCTCGACTAATACAATCGTATAATTATTTGCTAAGATTTTATCCCTAAATTTAGGAAGGGATGCTAGTGGAAACCCAGCCATTACGGGGTTCGCGATTGATATCTCGGATATCGTCTTATTTTTCCGCGATGTCTGGATACCACACAACTCCGCTATAATATACACATCATTATTAAGGGACGTATCGGAATTTTGGTGTATCGTATATATCTCAAAGAATGAACCAACTTGCATTAATACGATGCACTTGTCTCCGTATTTCTCTTTGTATGTCTTAGTATATGCTAGGTAGTCTTCTATCATTTTAGTATTATATGATTAAAAAAGATTAAGTATTATCACAATATATAATTGATATGTTCTTATATGTTCGCGAAGCGTGTTATATAGGTATATTAGCGGAATATTGTAGATAATGCAATATTATTTACATATATATATCAAAATATTCGATATTTCCCTTGATATTAGCACTCCAAAATATTTCATTTTCATCAGCCCATTTATTATTTTTTTTTAAATTATCTTTTGCTAATAATGGTTGTAGATTAGTATAATTACAACAATCTAATAATTCATTATCATCAATGAAGTCAAATCTGCTTATGGGTTTAATATGGTCGATATGAATATTATCGAAAGTCATTATATTTTCAGGATTATCAGTATTCCAATTATCCATTTTTTTTTGAAAGAAATTATAAAAGTCTTGATGAGAACACCCTAAGTATTCTACATCCACAATATCAGCTATTTTTTTATTAGCAAATTTAAGACTTCTCTTAATTTGTTTTCTTTGCTTCATTGCTAAATATCTTAAAGGCTCTTTTATTTTCATTGCTTCATACCATTGTTTTGTATGCTCTTGTATCTTTACTGCATTTTTTATACGATATTTTTGCTTCCTTTCTTTTATCCTTACTGCATATTTAATACGATATTTTGTTCCTTGTTCTTTAATTTTAACAACATTATCTATACGATATCTTTTATGATACATTTTTATTTTATCATTATTATTTATACGATATTGCCTTGATTGTTTTTTAATGCTTTCGCCATTCTTTTTATAATTTTGCTTATTACGTTCTCTCATCTTATTAATATTTTTATTGTAATAAATTTTCATACTTTCTTTTCTTTTCCCAGCGTTTTTAATATGATATTTCTTGGCATTATCTTTAACCTTGTCAATATTTTTTATACGATAGTTATTATTTGTTTTTTTGACTTTTTCTTTGTTATTATCGTAATATTTTTTTCTATCTTGTTTATATTTTTCAGCGTTTTTTTCATATCGCAACCTATTTTTTTCTTTAAATTTTTCTTTATTGTCTTCATAATCTTGCTTTCGTTTTTTCTTATCTTTCTCTGCGTTTTCTTTGCGATATTTCTGCATATATTCTTTTGTTTTCTCTGATTTTTCAGTACTTTTTTTCCTACATTTATTACAAGTTTTATACACAGCACCAGAAGATTTTACATCACTTTCATTTGGTTCCCATAAACACCTGCAACCCGAACAACGTTGTTCTTGAATAACTTGTGTCATTATGTATTTATATTCAATGAAAAATATATGTATTATCAATTTTTATTTATATAGAATATAAGGATATTATAAAAGGAGACTAGAAAAGAAGCATTCTATCCTAACATCATATATAATGAATGGTATGATTTACATAACTACAAACTACATTAGATGCATAAAATTGTAGTTAGTCGATGTAATACAATTAGGCATAAAAATATTGGGCAAATCTATTTTTATATTAAAAAATGATTTAAGGATTTGCTTACTTAATATGTATATATGATATAAGATGACTACTTATCTGCACGAAAAAATAGAGGTCTTTTACAAGAAAAAAGCATCCATATTTAAAAAACCACTTGAAAAGATTATCAATTCTATGTTAGATAAATGCAGATACATCAATGGAGAAAGTTTAGAGAGACATAATTGGGGAGGTAAACCAATAAAATTAAAACACATTCCGAAAAACATTAGTTCATCACCTTCATTTGAGGAAGAATTGTTAAATGCACTTAATTTAGAAGAAAATGAAAAATCAATAATAGAGTTATTATGGGGAGACATACAACTTGGAAAACGTGTTCAAGCGTGTATAATTATGTGGATTTCCGTTCATATATTTAATAGACCTGTTTTATACATTTTCAGAAATTTAACAATAGACCAAAAACAATTGCAAGAAGATATAGTCGGCACTGAAAAATACAATTTTAATATTGAATTCATAAAATCATTATTTGAAGAATTTAATACTGAACTCCAAGATTATTTTGATGAGAATAATGTAGAATATTGGAAAGATTATAAACTACCAGAACTAAAAGATATTAATAGTAATGGTATTATTGATAAATTAAATAATAAGGAAGCAATAAATTCATCGGACATATTGTGTTGTTTAATGAACCCATCACAATTAGAGAAACTTAATAAAAAATTTAGTGAGTATATTTCGAATAATGATGAACTGGTTAATATAACCACATTAATTGACGAGGGTGATTTAATGTGCGCAACATCTTCTAATGATAGGACAAATAATAATGATAAAAAAGATACTACTGCATGTGAAATAGAGATTGCCAAAATATCTAAGAAGGTAAGATATGTCGTGCATATTACAGGCACACCGAATTCATTATTATGTAATGCTACTACAAGAGTAAGTGATAATATTGATATACAAATACCCATAGGGAAAGTTCATAAAATGAAAAGGTCTGAAAATTATTTTGGATTATTAAATAATTCTATAACTTTTAACACTATGCAAATCAAAGCTTGGTGGGACTATATTGATAGCAACACTCATAAAAAGAGACCTTATGACATTGTGGAGGATTACAATATTAATATTAAAAATTTAATAGAGGAAATACTAAGGAGACCTACAATTAAATACAACTCTTTATTGATAAGTGAAGAAAAAATAAGAGCCAACCAATTCTATTTAGTCGAAAGAATAATCAAAGATTTCCCTCATCTGCTTGTTGTAATATATCACGGGAAATGTTTAAGATTATATATTCCTAAAGAATATGAAAAAGAAATTTTAAAATTCTCTGAATGGGATGCTAAACAATCTTCAAACCAAAGATTATGGCAAGACGGAGGTGTTTATAATGACAAATCTATAGATACTGAAAAATCTGAAAAAATACCTAATAACTATTGCTATTTTGATATAGATACAAAGAAAGATTTAAATATTAAGCATGTTTATAAATTATTAAGAATTTTCTTTGAAGAAAGTAAAATCCCTATTATTCACAAATCGGTGATAACAATAACTGGTAAGTATGGAGAAAGGGGGTATTCTTTTACAAGCGATGATTATGATAAGTATTCCTTTCATTTGACTGACCAATATTTTGTGTCTCACGCATCATTAAACTGCACCGACATTTTACAAAGAACAAGATTGCAGGGAAAATATAATGACCCAGAACTTAAAAGCGGTGATATGAAGCTTACTTTATGGACTACAAATGAAGTACAAGATATAATACAAAGTTTTTATGTAAAATTTATAAAAGTAATTGAAAAATATATTATGAGTTGTGATAGTTGGGAAGATATAAAGGTTTTATTAGGAAGCATACTAGATAATGGGGATTGTAAATTTGGTAAATATATGAAATACATTGATGTGGTAAAGAAAAGAAAAAATTTAAAAGTAATTAAACATTATGATGGAAAAAACAATGGGTATAAATTAATCACATTAGATGATATGACTGATAATGAAATAAGTGAATGGTGCAAAGAAACTAAATTACCTGATTATAATTGTATTAATGAAATAACCTCAATAACATACAATGATTTAAATAATAAGGACAAAATGTGGTATTCAGAATTAGAAGAATTTTGTTATGATGAAGAATTTAACAATCATATTCAAACATATACAATTACACATTCGTGTAGTGAAAAATACAAAGACAAATTTATGAAATATATAGATGAAAAAAAGATATCATCGTATAACTCATTGGCAATACAAAATACTTGTGTAATGCAACCAACAAATGTTATAATTGTTGATGAAATTAATAATAAGAAATATAAAGCAATATTTAAACCTGAAAAATATACTATTAATATAGATAAAAATATTCATAGGTGTCCAAATACAAATAAATATTTATTATGGAAAGACAATAATGGTGATTTATTCAAATCAAAATTTATCGATAAATATATTCAACAATATACAAACGGAAATGTGAATGAAGATAGCGAATGTTTTATAGATGTTCATAATAAACTGCCGAATAAATATTATTGGAAAACACCCGATGGATGGTTATATTTGTATGATAAAGATAAACCTGATATTATCTCGTTAGATATAGTAGCACCTATCGCTATTAAAAATGTTGATATACAAGGGAATATACCTACTGAACCATTAATTAACAAAGATATATTGCTATTCGCAACTTCTTGCTGTAAAGAAACGGACAAGGCAAACTTAAGATTTGGAGTAAAAGATATATTTCAAATATATGAAAAGTGGTGCGAACAAAATAATATAAAACGTTTGAAAACGCAGAAAAAATTCAAGGAGGAATTTGAAAAATTAAATTACAGGGAAGAAAATAGCAAAGGTGTCGACATCAATAATAAGTATGGTAAAAGAGGTTATAATATAATGGTTTCATTATAATGCCTTAAGGGAATAAAGAAATATTATATTAAACCCATAATATATGCTATTATAAACTAATATATATATCCTAATTATTACTATTTTTTTATATTATAATTATAAATATCCCAAACACATATAAGATATTTAGAAATAAATATAATAATTAGATGAGCAATAAGATTTCTAAGATTACTCAGATATTCAAATATAACTACTTAAAGGAATTGCCAGATGACATCAAGATGCTCATCTATAATCGCGTGTATAAAAGTAGTTATTCCCTTGTATTGAATGAGTTGTTAGCAAGTATTGAGAATAGGAAGCATTACAATAATCTAAAGCAATTCCTCGTATATCAGGAAGAGCCAAAGTTAAACCTTTTGAACCATTTATTGACTAACATAAATACGCATAGGAAGCGAGAACCTCATAGTAGCATCATATCTTGTTATAAAAATCATTTAACATCTAATCATATATCGAAGGCAAATATCAACAAATTAAAGATAACCTCTAAAGTTTTTTTGTATTTGAATAAAAAAATAGCAAATACATTTATAAACTTCCTTAAAAACTCTAGAAATGCCATATATAATATATATATTGATGATACTTGCGAGTATTTTGTGCTAGAATATGATGGGGTTTTTTGTTGTTATGCTGATTTATACTTGATGGCGCTGTCTTTTTGGAAGTTTATTAGAAGCCAGCTATATGAGTTCTATCAGATACATCGAGACGCATATAATATACACATTAATAAATTGCTTAGGGACGACTACAATATGGGGCTATTTTGCTGGTATGTAGGCAATATGAATGATGAAACTTTGGATAAAAATCTTCTAAAAATAAGGAATGAAAATACCAAGTTATACCGAACAATTCTAAGACATCGCGGATACGTCAATAAAACCGAAAGTTATTACATACAATTTGAGATATGCAATATTATTGATAAGTTTGTTATTGAAAATGATGCGATGATAATACGCTTGAAGGAGTTATGATGGCGACTTTATTAAATTATAATTTTATAATTTTATAATTTTATTATTTATTGCTTTTATATTCTTATCGGTTATGCAATCGTCGCTAACTGATTTTTTAGAAAGTTCCGCTATAAGGTCTTTGAAGTATGTGTCGTTTCCCTTTGATAATTCTGCATATTTCATATTATATATATTTGCAAGATTTATATATTCCTTATTTTGTTGAAAAGCATTCCCGTTTTTATTGTAGATATATATTCTATTATCGTCCATATACTTTAGAATATCCTTGTCGTCAAATATACGTGGGCTCATTTTGTATTTGGTAATCAATTTATCATATACATCATAGTAATACCAATATTTATACTCGGGACATACTAGTTGCCTGTTGGTATATGCAAAGATATTGTCCTTTACGTCATCTACAAATATCGTTCTATTATTTAATACATATTCGGAAACCTTCTCGTCATTCATTGCGGGGTATTTCTTACATAATGATTTGATAATCGCGGGATATATATTTGCTAATGATTTTTTATAATTATTATTAGATATCGAATTCTCTCTTGTAAAAAATGGGCGATTAACCTTGATGTTCAGTGCCTTCTCTATATTTTTACCGAGTGCGCTATTCGTCCAATCATAGGAGCTATTCGTGTAAAAAAATACTTCGACGTTCTTAAACTTCTTATTACAAAACGCTATGAATTCTTTCGCAAACGGACGTAATAGCCCGTTCTTCAATTCTTCTTGCATATCAAAGACATCTCTTGGAGGGCATACTGCGTTGATACCCTTCTTCTTGCAGGTATTATAGATAAATTCGAGTAAGTCATACTCTTTCGCTAAAATATTTACAATCCCTATTATAGTTTTGTCTATATCAAAGATTATTACAAAAGGGGTCTTCTTCATTATCTATTATAATACGTTATTATAAATAGCAACAAACAATATAAAGATATATTAATAATATAATAAAAAGTAATACGATGGAAATAGCTTCGGAATTCGAAAGTGTGCTCAAAATTCTTAAGAATATTGATTTGGATGCACTAGAGCTCAGTGATACTATTAAATTAGACTTCTATAAGTTTTATAAACAGGCTACGATGGGAGATTGCAATATTAGCGAGCCTTATAGTATCTTCTTTAGGGAACACGCAAAATGGAAAGCGTGGAATAGTATCAAAGGTATGTCTACAGAAGCAGCAATGAAGGAATATATTAACTACTATAAAAACTATATATTTATTGGATAATAGTTAGAGTTTGTTCTGTCTTATATTATACCTAATATAGCAGAGATAACTTCATTTATAATTAGTATAGCATATGTTATCATAATATTAATATATTTCTCTAAATCTGGATATTTGCTAGAATTATATAGTAGTAATAATACTATTAATATGAAAACTGCAGTTAATATCATTTCAACTGCTAGATATAGATTAATCTTGTATACAATTGCATTAACCTTAAGAGGCGTTTTATCTTCTTGAAAGTAATCTGAAAAACAATCTGCAAATTCGGTGATATTTTTATTTATTTTTGTTTTCAAAAAATATAAATCATCTTTTGGAAATCCTTTTTTCTGGTTCTCTTCGTAATTATTGAAATTTTCGCTTAAACCCACTGCACTTGGTTCATTTTTTTGTTTATATATATATATATATTTCAATATTAAAGCAGCATTATCTTGTAATTTTGATAATATGTCCTCTTTCTTTATAGTCGCAGGTAATAGTAGTTTGATTGTATAGGAACTTTTAATTTCATTATACATCTTTTTGATATCAATGTCTTTTCCTGAAAATTTATTTAGAATATCATCTATGTTTACGTTTTTAGGTTTAGGTTCAGTTAAATCTCCCATATATTTCGTGTGGATATTTTCAAAAAGGTTTAGAAAGACGTTGTTTAACTTGTGTATTATTAATGGGTCTTCTCGGTTATGTGATATGACGTAATGATATATTAAGTATATAAATATTTTGTCTCCTAACAAATCTTGTCTTGGATTACTTAGTTCTTCAGGAGTATTATAAAAGCCAGCAGCAGCAGTGTCTTCCTTACATATTCTTAGCAATAATTTATTTATATTCGTTTCTTTTTCTAGCGTCGCAGGTATTATAAATTTGTTGTTATTTAATATACCATCGCTATTCAAATCGGTAAGTATTTTGCTAGCATTACTTGATACTCCGAAGTCTTTATTCAAGAAATTCATAAAATGTAATTTGTCATAGGATAAGTCCTTTAAATCACTTAAAAATGTTGGTGTAGCATCGGCTATTTTGTTTGTAACCTTATTATTTATTGTATTGATTGTTAAATAAACTACCATATCGGCTCTTTTATATTTACCATCTTCCCCTTCATATAAATCATATAAATCCTTGTATATATGTTTATTAAATCCATATGTATATATTAAACTATGTAAATAAATATATATGATGATGATGATGATAATCTGATAAATATAATTATCGTGTTTATAAATTTCGCTAACTAAGAAAGGGGTGGTTTTAGCATCATTCTTACAATAGCTATTGTTAATTTGTCCAATACATATATAAAAGATATTGAATAAGGTAGCGGTTAGTATTATAATCGCTATGAATAATAATAGTTTAACTATGTAATTATAATATTCAATCGTCGCGTGAATATATAAGTCAGACGTGTTGTTATCATAGTTAGTGCTACGATTATATTGAGAACTCTTCGCGTTCTCATTGAAAATTATAATATAGTTGAGTAGCCTGTATTTATATTTATCTTCCAAAATAATTTTAGTGGGGTCTTCAGAAGTGTAATCATTTATATTATCATTAATGCAATAGATTGTAAACAAAATATAACTTATTATATTTAAAGTCAAAATAGATACAAATGATATTAATACTATAATAATAATTACGATAAAGATAAGCGTCTTAATATCAAAGCTAAGAAAACCATCGCCCATTATATTAAAATATTATTATATTTATCTCTTTATTTTATATTTATAAATTAATTATTAAGCTGAGCCGAATAATATTATAGGACTGGTTAATAAATAATAAAGCATTAATATGTAAAACCCATATGTTTTTACGTCGGATTTGTAAGTATAGATGCTATATATATCCTTTTTATCCATAAAAGATTTTATTATAATATAGAATACTATCAATATCGAATATGTTAGGAGGAAGTTCGTTATCAATACGCTGTATATATAGTATGTATAGTATTTGCCATATACCTCCTTATATATCTTTATAGTATCTATGAAAAGCGAACGACCTTGTTCGTAGGTGCTTTTCATTATGGAAACTTCTGGTCTGTTATTTTGTATAGCCGTTAGTTTTTCATCTCTAATTTCTTTTATTTTTGCATCAGAAACGGAGCTCAAAGTATCCTTAACCAATTTATCTAATGGAGGCAATACGACGTTGTTATTATTATTATAATTTGCAATAATATAAAAGAGGCTGTCTTTTAATTTTTGTTTAATATCATTTTCAAATTTTGTAGCATCTTTCATATTCATATCAGATGCAGTATAACATATTTTATATATTTCTTTTTGTATATTCGCAAATTCTGTGCGATTTGGTGAAAGTAGATGTATTGTAAAGCATAGTTTGAATAAGGTATTTTGGTCTTTCAATGCATCACCCTGCTTATATTTTGTAATATAGCTATCTATATTATAAGCACTCTTATTTTCTTTTATTACTTTTGTATAATAATCATATAAATATGTATAGTCAATCTGTTCAACAATAAAGGCTTTTAAAGCGGCTTCATTAGTAAGCAATTTATCGTCTTCGGTCTTATCATATAAAATCCAATATAAATAAGAAAGAAAATAGATACCACCTAGTATCATAATGGTTTTTATATAATAATCTACAAAATCGTATTCTTCATTATCGCCATAATAATAATTTAAATATCCATAATTTGTAGCACCATATAACAGAATTCCTAAGATAGCAACAACTAATAATGCAAACAGCACTGCAGCAATAGACATCTCGATATTAGGAACTCCAATTAAAAAGGGGTTATTATAATAGTGTTTAAAAAAACTGCTATTCGATATATAGTTCGCTTTATCATAATTTTTCTTTTTCAACAAAAATAGGAAGCTACTAAAAAAGATTGATATTTTTATAGCAGATAAAACTATCAACGCTAACAATAATATAACTACAAATCCAATAAAAACCCCTTCTTTAATTACATTATTATCATTATTTCCCATTATCGTTAAATATTTATAAGTTTCTTATATATATATATTATAAAAATAACAAAAATTCACTTAGATCGCTTTAAAAATCCATAACAATAAGAAGATTGTTATAGGATAGCTTAGTCTTAGCAATAATTCTTGGAAATCCGTTAGGACATTATCATTAATATACTTGGATACATAATATGTTAGCATCCTGTCGATTGATATACCTAGCACGATTACCAAAGAAAACAAGGCGAGTTTTATAACCTCTGATTTTTTCATATTCATCCTATCAAGGAAGTTATATTCGTTCTTATTCTTATACATTTGCTGCTGCTGGGTGGTATTTTGGGACGGCATCATTTGTTGCTGCATTTGTTGCTGTGCCATCTGCTGCTGTTGTTGTAGCATCATTTGTTGTTGCATCTGTTGCTGTGCAATTTGCATAGATTGACTTTGCGGAGGCGGTGGCATCTGCTGCATCTGCTGCATCTGTTTATCGTCATTGCCGTGTCCATCGTTATTAAGCGCGATTTGATGCAATTGCTGACTGGATATTTTAGAAGAATATGCGCTTTCTTTCTTATCCATTGCATTATTATCATTTAATAAATTATCACCCCCGTATAATAAATTAAGTTCAGTCATTTATATTTATTTATCTATACTATATAAACACATTAATTTATTATCAAGAACACAAATAAATATCTTAGCTCTTAACAGAATTAGAAAAATCATATAATATGAGTAATCTAGATTATGAAAACCTGTTTATTTATATGTCCTTAGTATTTGCAATAAGTATTTTCATATTTCTATTACTAGGGAGTGTATTCGCGTGTGGAAACGTGCAGCAGCCTCGAGTTTATGAGCAATTCTTAGATTACCCCACAGATATAAAGATACAAGTCGCGACAACATTTTCAGACTATGAGAAGAAACTTACTGATGCCGAAGAAAAGAAGAAGATAAATGGTATCATAGAGAAAATCAATAATAACAAAATCGGCGTTGAAGAGTTATCTATAATAATAAAAGAGCTTACAAAAATTGCTGAGGAAAATAAGGCTACCTCAACTGAACCTACGCGAAGACCTGCAATTAAAACTGAAAAAACTGAAGAGGAGGCTAAACCTTAACAATTACAATATCAATCATCATAAATAAATATCTTAGCTTTTAACAGAATAAATATATTATGAATAATCTAGATTATGAAAGCTTATTTATATATATGTCTTTGATATTCGCAATAAGTATTTTTATAGTTCTGTTATATGGCTGCGCTTTTGCAAGTGGAGGCTCAGTATCGCGAACATATGAAAACTTCGTAGGTGATGATAGTGATATCAAAACGCAATTAGTAAGCCTTCTAACAGACTATGAGAAGAAACTTACTGATGCTGAAGAAAAAAAGAAGATAACTGGTATTATAGAAAAGATTAATACGAATAAAATAGGGGCTACTGATTTAATATCTCTTACATACGAATTAAAAAAGATAGCACCTGCAGTTCAGAAGGATACTCCTAAGGATACTCCTAAGGATGCTAAGGATACTCCTAAGGATGCTAAGGATACTGCTGTTGAAGCAAAAGACCCTACAGAGGAAATTAAGAATGACTAATAAGAAACATCATTATCTTCTTCTGCTTCGTCTTCATTGTCATCATCACAAGCGTCTTCGTCATCGTCAGCGTCGTCTTCGCTACCGATACTAGCATTCCCTTGAAAGTAATTATTAAATTGCATTAATTTTACACCATTTTTGCTATATTGTTTTTCCTTTGTTTTGTAATCATCAATGTTATCTCTTGAGTAGTCTTCGTTGGTATCCTCGTCATCGTCCGAATCGCCTTCAATCTCTTCTTGTTTATATAAGTAATCTATGTAATTCATTTTATATTCAGGGTTTAATATGGATTTTTTAGGGATATTCTTTTGGACAGGTTCGTAATAAAAGATAGCAAATATAATATTATGATTAATTCCCTTGAAATCGTATAGAGACCCCTTATTTGTTTCAAACCGCAGCGTCATTCGCGATAGTTTCCCAATCGGATGAAATTCGCGCACGGGTATCTTGGTAATAGTTAGTTTTTCGCTATTAATACCTACACTATCTACGCGGAACTTAGCAAGACCCAGTGTATATTTAGAATATGATAATGACCTATATAGATGCTCCTCGATTTCTGGGCATCTCATAATAATATATTTATTACCTATAAAATATACGATACCAGGCGATGTTATTATCCATTTGTTATCTGTGCTAACATTGGGGTTATAATTCTTGTTTAAGCGGCTATAAAACATTTTCGCCAAAACACTATCAATTGCGAGAGACGGGGAGGATTTGCTAATATATCTGTCTTCATTATTCTTCGTAGGATATAAATCGAAGCCTAAGTTTTCAGACAATGTCGTTCTTTTCATATCTACGATTAAAGGAGCCTTTGAAAATATGTCTATTAAATTAGATAATTCTGGCGGTGTTGTGGTTTCACTGAACATTATCTCTAAATCATTATTTTGCGTCAGCTCATTGTATTTGGTTATAAATGTTTTAAACGTATAATCACCTGGCGATATATAGAGATATTTAAAGATATCCTTGTAATCAATTGAAGAATTATAGCCATCGTTTATAATCGTATTATCGCTTTCGCTGCTTTCTTTCATTCTATACCATATCGGCAAGGTAGCTGGAGGGCGCGTTAGATTATTATTATCGATAGTATCGATAGTATCGATAGTATCAAGCATCACGTTAGAAGATACCATCGCTACATTGTATATTTTAAAGTCTTTTAATAGTAATACATTGCTACTATTCCAATCGCTTTCAGTATCATATTTCTTTCCGATGTATTTCCTTGTATAGAAGACGTTCTTTATTACATCGCAGTTATTGAATACATCATAACTAATTACATTGCGATTTTCGTCGAATAGACCAATATACCAAGTAGTATTCAGAATAGACCAGAAGATATTTAAGTAATTAGTAGTAATATCAAAGTTATAGATTGGTATTTCTATAATCCGTGTGCCAATCGTAAAAATCAATATATATACATCTTCATCATCTTTTTCAATCTGAATATTGATATTGTTAAATATATTATTAATTGTATATGCGTGGTTATAACTGAAGTCTATAATATTACATTTAACATTATTTTCGGCGATTGTTAGCTTGACGTTTAGATTGAAGGTTATCCCTAGCGTAGCCCCGCCAATCGTAGAATTCTTGGCATTGATATCATTCGCCTTATAGATATTATAGATATTTATAGAATTGCGAAGAATTGCATATCCGCCGTCTGATAATTCTAGATTAGAACTATTAACTACTGCTGCGCCATTTCTCAGTATCAAATCGGCGCTATTAGTTATTTGTATCCCATCCGCTATTATTTCATCATCCACATCATTGCCTATATAGTAATACAATTCATTATTGTCCACGTCTATCGTATACATCGCTCGAGGGATACTAGCGTCAATTATTTCCATACCAATAATGTTCTTAAAAGGGGTGCTAAAATTAACAACGTAATTATTGGGATTAGGATACATATGGCGATCCCTATCAGAACTATCAATTATGAAGGTATATGCCTGTTTTATACTATTCTCTTTCATATAATTAATATCCTCAATCGACATTACGCAATTACAATTTACTTATACTAAATAAATTATATAGATTTCTTAAATATAAAATAAATAAAAATAAGGATACTAAAGATACTAAGGATACTAAAGCATCTAATAAATAGTTTGTTTTAACCCATTGGTTAGTTTAGGTACCTTCTTTATATGCTTAATCTTTTTATAGATGTTATGAGAATACTTGATTATAAAATCAGTAATCTCGGTATCATTGTGGTATTTATATATCTTTAAAAATAGATTGAAGAATACATAAGGTATCGTTTTAAAAACAATATAGCAATAGGAATGCGTTTTCTCGTTCCATTTTTCACCATCCTGTCTTTCTAATATTCTCTTTGTTAATTGTAAAGAATGCTCTTGGTCTTTTTTGAAGTTATCTTTTAAACTCGTCTTCGTCTCCAGAGAATAAAATATCGTATTCAATACACACGCATATGTTTCTACAATTGTTTCGTTAGGTATCAAAAGCATATCATTGTGAATATTAAAATGTTCTTTTAATCTCTTTATATTTGATGCATCCCAATGCGTTCGATTGATTAATACATTGTGATGTAATAATTCGTGTAAGATAACCTTGTTATAGTCTTCCTTGCGTATTATATATATGTCGTTTTTATTAATATACGTGAAGCCCCCATTTATATTTATCACATCTATTAGTTCGCCTTTCTTAGTAGGCATAAATCTCTTCTTCGGGTTCATAATAATATAATAATTAAAATCATAGCTTCCCGATTTAGATATATCGTATATCTTTGATACCAAATATACGCGATACATATTCTTGAATACCTCAATCTTCATCTTCTTTGTTATTTTACTTCGCATCAGAATATACATATTTAATTTATTTAATTTATTTAATTCGTTGTTATTGTTGTTATCATTATTGTATGTTATATGATAGCAGTTTTTGCACGTCATCATATATTTATGTGCAAATTCGTAATTCAAATATTCCTTTTTTGAGTTTAATAACTTATCGCTGAAATTATCAAATACGGAAACAGGCACCTTTTTAATTTTAAAATCGGCTATGTTAAAATTATAGTTGGTTTTAAATATTTTATATATGTCGTTAATGCTTCGGACATTATATATTTCATTCATATCATAAAAAACTGCTTGCACTCCTTAATTAATACCGATATATATTTATTATCTTTGAGCTTTGAACTAATTTGCAATAATTTACTTGCTATTACTGAAGTATCGGGATATTTTTCATTGTCCATCGCGTCTTCCCAATACATAGAGCGCATCGTAAAAGCACGACATACTATGGTTCGTATAGAATATATAAGTTGCTGGCTATTAACATCTGTAGCCCATACAGCATTTGTCAAATATTCCCAAGTATTATTATTAGTCTTGCTAGAACTGCTAGCATTGCTTACGTATCTATGCTTATCCTTCAAACATTTATAGCAGACTAACGCGATATCATAATGCGAATGATTTGATATGCATATATCAATATGATTATTAATATCATTGATAATCGCCTTCTCTTCCTCAGTCGCCTCAGTCGCCTCAGTAGCCTCAGTAGCCTCAGTCGCATCCTTTATATAAGCATCCATATCATCATCCATATTATTATTGCGATAGTATAAATTAAAATGAAAATGATATATCTATCTGATATATTAGATATAAGATATATTATTTTTATATATATAAATATATATTAGATATATATGATATAAATGCTCAAATATAGCAATAGCGACAGCCAATTTTGTAGCGGTGAAGGCTATGATTTGAATAAATGCAATACAACCTTAAAAAATAAAATAATAAAGAATACAGAATTTTTGCAACATTCAAGATGCTTATTTATGACTTTCAAAGAATACACAGATAATGAACACATAAATAACAACATATATTGCCGTGTATTCAAGATAAACGAAGATAAAGTTTATGAGACAATCAAAGCAGAATTAATAAGAGTTAAAAATACAATGCTAAGACCTGATACGCTAACTGGTATTCCATTGCCTATCTATGCGATGATGGCGAAGGTATTGGTTAATGAAAATAACGAAAATATATTTAAAGGCGATTATGAAGTAATCTTATATATACCCAATCTATTTAATTATAATATTGATGACCCAAAGAAACCTCAGGATGGAAGCACTGAATATACATTGTTCCCTTCATTAGATGCCTTCTCTAAGCAGAATAGATGGATGGAACTGATGACTAGTAAATATTCTAAATATTTAGACATTATTACAAGAGGCTCGACAAAAGACAGGGAAAAAGAAATAATAAAGAAAAACTATTTTAGGAATGATTTAACAAACATATGCAATAATATGGGGTGTGTTTCTCCTATACAAGAAACCTTCCCTATACCAACATATAACGAGGATGATAATAAATTAAATGATGATGTTCAAAATAACTCTCCTTATTTTCCAAAAAGTTGCCTTCAAACTCCTTATTATAGTAAACATATGATGAAATTTAATAATGAAGATTTAAAAAAATATCGTGGAAGTGGTGGTAATGTTTTAAGCCAAGACTTTGATATAAATGCGTATTGCAGTCCAGATAATATAGATAAATACAAAGAGAATTTGGGTGATAATTATGATAAATCCTTTGATAAATATTTATGCGAGGATATTATAGGTGATGGGGAAGGTAAATGTAATGCAAACCCTAGTGATAAAAAAGAGATTATTTGCACTGATGCAAATGAGAAAGATGATAAAGATAAGTATATACAAACTCAACATCCTTTATTAGAGTTTGTAAAGAGAACATTATCGGAATTTTATAAAAATAATATTGAAGCAGGAACAAAAGATGAAAATTATTCTGGCAAATACAATAACAACATATTAAAAGAGCTCTCTTTTAGGAATAGTAAATATCCAGGACCCAAAAATATCCAAGAGGTTATCTTCTCGATGTTTCGCATTGATGAAACCAAGTTTAGTGAAGATTTATTTTGCACACTTCCTTGGGGGGGTATGTTATTAAAGCAGGATTATGTTATTAATGAAGAGGATATGCTAGAGATTGATAGGGTATCCTTCAAATCTTTTAATAATGACTTTGAGATGAAGTTTGATAGCGACGGGTATCTATATTTATACAAAAATAGCAGGAGGATGTCGCTAATACCATATCAAAGCGGGAGTTTGAAGTGCTTCACAAGAAGGGTTCTTAAGTTCGAAAATATGGTTCTTAATATATACGGGTATGACGACCAGAACAATTACGACCTTCGCGGCTATGTTAAAATAGTTGTTAAAAATATGTATATTACACCAGCGAGTATAATATTATCTAATCGCAATGGCAACTTCGAAATATACGATTTGGGGATTAATAAACGTTAAAATCGAGGGTTTATATTATTTTTTTTTATATATTATATTCTTAATAATAGAATAAAAAATATTTAAAATGATTAATAATGAATGGGACATATTGGATTTATATTTCAAAAATCACAGGTATCCATTTACAGGACATCATTTAGATAGCTATCGAGAGTTCATTAAAAACCAGATACCATATATTATTAAGTCATACAATCCTATCACAATGATTAAATACGACGACAACAAAGAAGAGGTCTTTAAAATTGAGATATTTATTGGCGACCGCGAAGGGGATGCATTAAGCGTTAGCAGACCGATAATATACGAAGACGGCTGTCCTAAGCTAATAACGCCATATGATGCGCGAATGCGTAATTTAACCTATGAAACGCATATATTCGCCGACGTTCTCGTATGCATCACGTCTAAGGACGGCGACAAGCAAAATGTAGAGAACGTATCTTTTAAGAACGTAGCCGTTGGAAGTATCCCTATAATGCTTCATAGTGATATCTGCCTATTGAAAAATCAGGGTTCAAGTATTCTGAGTAAATTAGGGGAATGCCCTTATGATACTGGGGGCTACTTTATAATTGACGGGAAAGAAAAGGTAATTATCGCGCAGGAGAAAATAGTCACTAACAAATTATTCGTGTCAGCTTTAAAGGACGACAAGGATTTTAGCCACAAAGGTATCATTCGGTGCGTCGCAGACAAAGGCAATCTGCAGCCTACAAATGTGCAATTCTATTTTGTAAGAAACCCTATTCAAGTCGAAGGGGATACAAATGTAGAGAACGTTAGCGGCAAATACGAGAATTCGAAGGGGGCAATTTACGTGTCAATACCTTCATTCAAAGAGAAGATACCTTTATTCATATTGTTCCGCGCAATAGGTGTCCAAAGTGATAAAGAGATATACAAGACTATATTCGGCAAAGGATACAACGAGATTGAAAGGAATTATTTTGATAATTTAATAAGACCTAGCATTATAGATGCTAAATATATTAATAATAAGAAAGAGTATCGAATAGATACGCAGCAGAAAGCCATCGATTACTTAAAATATCGCGTTCAATACGGGACAACTGAGCACGTCAAAATGGTATTATCGAAGGATTTTTTCCCTAACATCGAGTTGTTTGAGAATAAGAAGAAATACTTAGGATATCTGACATTGCAATTTATCAAGTCAGCGAAAGGATTGCTGCCGCTAAGTGATCGCGATGGTTATATATACAAACGTGTTGATATCAGCGGCTTTATGTTGGCTGAGTTATTCCAAGAGGCTTACATAAAACTGCGAGATAATGTTAGAAATAAGATAGATAGCGAGTATTTATACGGGCCTTGGAAGAACCGCAAGAAAGACTTCCAGTATTTTATTAATAGCAATAATATTTACAAGATAGTTGACCACCTCATAATCACGCAGACTTTCGCGAAATCCCTTAAGGGGCAATGGGGGTTAATTAATAATAGCGACCCAGAACTAGGGAAAGTTCAGGATTTATCGCGAATAAGTTATATAGGCTCTATGTCTCACACAAGACGCGTGAATATGCCTATCGACCGAAGCATCAAGGTGACGGAGCCTCATAAATTACATTCACAACAATGGGGTATTATGTGTCCCTATGAAACACCTGATGGCGCTTCAATCGGATATCTTAAAAATCTCGCCATCTTAGCGAAGATAACTGCAGGGGTCGATGTAGCAAATATCAAAGAATGCTTGCAAGATATCGGCGTAATACCATTAATAAATTGCAATGTATATAGCAATAAAAATATCACGAATGTATTTGTTAACGGGACGCTATTTGGTATTACTGGCGACCCGCTATTCATCACTCGGTTATTAAAAGCATATCGGCGCAACGGCTTAATCAATATTTTAATATCAATCTCCTTTAATATTACCGCGAATGAACTGCGAATATTTACTGAAGCAGGGCGACCTTGCAGACCTCTTCTTATATTAAAACATAATGATAAGAATAAAAAGAATGAAGCCGTCGTATATAACAAAGAGAATGACTTTAAAAACTGGTTTGATATGCTAAATGGAACCTATTATACCTTAGATAGCAAGGAGAAGAACGACGATTATTATTATATAGACAAATATATAAACCCGCTAAAGAAATCGGTTAAAAGAAAAACTGGAGGGTCGTTTTTTGCAAATGAAAACATTTTAGAGTTGTATGAAAACATATTTAGTAAAGGTGATAGCAGCGAAGCTATTAAGAATGATACTAGGTTATTAGCTAATATTGGCAAAGTGAATTACGAAGGTATTGGTGGGGTAGGTAGCGATTTTGAGATTGAAAGCGAGAGCGGCGAGAGCGGCAGTGAAAGCAGTAGCAGCAGTGATAGCGAAGAAGGAAGCAGTAGCAGCAGCAGCAGTAGCAGTAGCAGTGATAGCGACAGCGATGATGATAGTGGAAGTGATATTAATAAATACAATAGTTATTATAGAAATAAATATACTAAAATATTAAATGACTTAGAAAACTCAGCGGCTTGTATTGAATATCTAGATAATGAGGAAACGGACACTTGTTTAATAGCAATGAATGAAAATGAAATCGGTCCGTATCATACGCATATGGAAATACATCCTTCAACAATACTAAGTATAGTTAGCGGGAATATTCCAATGAGTAATCACAATTCATCCGCTCGTAATGTCTTCCACGCCGCGCAATCTAAGCAGGCAATCGGTATATATTCAACAAACTTCAATAAAAGGTTTGATACAATGAGCTATGTTCTTCACTATCCCCAGCGACCTATTATAAATACTAGAATAGCGCAATATACCTCGAGCGATTATATGGCAAATGGTTTTAATACTATTGTCGCGATTATGACCTACTCAGGGTTCAATCAAGAGGATAGTATAATGATTAACAAAGCGACTATCGAAAGAGGCTTGAATTCGCTGTCTTATTATAAATCTATTACGGCTACATCTAAAATAATTTCACAAAATGAAAAGGTTATATTTGGAAACCCCATTCTTATGCGAGACAAAGGTATCAAAATAGCTGGCATTAAAAATAAAAACTATGACTACCTAGATGAACACGGGTTTATCAAGGAAGGCACGTATGTCCCCGAAGGTCAAGAGGTTATTATTGTAGGTATGATAAATGTTAGAGAGGTTATTAAGGAATATAAGAATGGTGTTTTCACAGATGTTAAGAAGGAAATTATACATACTGATATATCGATATCGACTGATAATTCATTGTTTGGCAAGGTAGACAAAGTATATAAATCCGAGAAAATTGCTGGGAATGACTCGACAATCTGCAAAGTCCGCTTTTTAAAGATTAAAAAACCCGAGTTCGGAGACAAGCATTGCTCGCGGCACGGACAAAAAGGTGTAATAGGTATGATAATACCCGAAGAGAATATGCCTTATACGAAGGATGGCATACGCCCTGATATTATAATCAACCCTCACGCAATCCCATCGCGAATGACGATAGGGCACTTAGTGGAGTGTATTTTCGCAAAACTCTGCTGTATCGATGGATTACTAGGCGATGCCAATGTATTTATACCGATAGACCAAGAAAGTATCTATAATGGGCTCAAGAAAAATAACTTTAACAAATATGGCAATGAAATCCTATACAATGGCTACACAGGAACTCAAATAAATACCGAGATATTTTTGGGACCCACCTTTTATTTCAGATTAAAACATATGGTAGCCGAAAAGATGAATTCGCGAGGTGTTGGAAAGGTTGTAGGGCTTACAAGGCAGCCTACGGAGGGTCGTCGTAAAGGCGGAGGATTACGTATAGGTGAAATGGAGCGCGATACTATATTAAGTCACGGAATATCTAACTTTGTAAAAGAAAGTATGATGGAAAGGTCTGATAAATTCTGTTGGTGTATATGTAAAAGATGTGGAACATTGGTTTCGCATAATATTAAAGAAAATATCAACACCTGCAAGAATTGTAATAATGATGACGTTGCAGTAATACAAACCCCTTATGCATTCAAGTTATTTATTCAAGAATTAGAAACTATGGGGATACAACCGCGATTAAATACCGAACTTATAGATATGCCTATCGACCAAATGGAATTAGTAAGAGGCAACTATGCAAGAGGAAGAGATGATGGAAGTGATGACGATGGCGTGGATGATGATAATAGCAGTGATAGCGGTGATAGTAGCGACAGCAGTGATAGCGACGTTGATTATCAGTTATTTAATTCCCAAGTAGATAATTTTACTACTAAAAATACAATTGTAGATATTAAGCAATGGGCTGATACCTATGATAAAAACAAAAATATGAAAGGCGGTGGAGATACTAATATGGGGTTTTATGAAGTTGATGATGAAGAAGGTAGCGAAACTAGTTTTACTAGCAAAACTGGTGAAACTGGTGAAACTGGCGAAAGTAGTGAAAGTAGCGAAGCAGTGAGTGTGAAAGCTGAACGCGAAGAGGAAAGCGAAGAAGATGAAGAGGATAACGTTAGTGAAGAGGAAGAGGAAAGTGAAGTAGAAGACGGAGATAGCGGAGGTAGCAGTGCTAGTTCAATAGGCGGTGAATTAGAAGAAGAACTATTTGAAGACGATGCTAACGCCATTAGCGATGCTAGTGTTTCTGCTAATTACCTTGAGAATACTACCGAAGATGCTACCGAAGATGTTAGTAGTAAAGAAACTAAGAGCGACGATATTAAATATGTCGAAATCGTTGAATAATGTTTTGCATCATAAAATTTTTATTTAAAATAAATATTATTATTAGAAAATAGATAATATAATTTAATGGAAACTGCTGAATATATAATATACACATTACTAGTTATAGTATTATTGGCTTTTATAGGCTTCATAGGATATGTTATATATGATAATTATAATTACAAGGATAACTTAACAACCGACCTCAACACCAACTTTAAAGACATAAATCGCAACTTCACCTCTACGTCAAATGTCATCAATCAATCATATAACACACATACAAGCAATTTGAATGCATTAAGCGACAATCTTAGGAATAGCAGCAATGTATTTGTAAAAGATATAAGCGACCTGAATTATAAATATAATGTAGTCGCATCAAGTAATATTGATACAAGTAATATTTCATTTAAGAATATAGATACCTTTAACTATAATTTAAATAAATACTTTACATTCAAAGAGACTGATAATAAATCCTATAGTGATGCAAATAATAAATTGTTTGAATATAGAACTGACGCGTTAGGAGATGGGTCTAGACTAGAATTAATGACTAAAACATTTGCTACATCAGGCTTACAATTAAATACTATTACAGGCAAAGAACTAGGAATATGTAATAAGGACGGGGCGAATTGTTTCAATGTAGTTAATACTGCGGATAGTTTGTATATTTATAAAGCAGGTGCAGGAAAAAAAGATATATATATAGGAGGTGCTGAAGGCACAGGAGCAACTGCGCCATTAAAGATAGTTGATGGCAAAGTGCATATTACTGGTGAATTACATATTAATGGAACTAAATATGACCCCGCTACTTTTGCTACTTCAGGACACTCGCACCAGCAACCACTCGCACCAATAGATGCTACTGCTACTGCAATACTTGCTGCTGCACCTATAGCAAGTGCTAGAGTAGATACTGGAGGTTCAGGATATGCTGCAGCACCTTCAGTTGTATTTAGTGGCGGTGTTGGTTCAGGTGCTGTTGCGACGGCAACAATCTCTGCTACTGGTTCTGTTACAGGTATAGCATTTACTAATTATGGCAGTTATACAACCGCGCCAACTATATCATTTACACCTGTTGCTGGTGCTGGTTCAGGTGCTACTGCTACTGCAATACTTGCTGCTGCGCCTATAGCAAGTGTTAGAATAGATAATGGAGGTACAGGCTACACTACACCTCCTTCAGTTAGTTTTAGCAGCGGGACAGCAACTGCTACAGCAACGGCAGTGGGAGGTGTAGTGACAGAAATAACTTTGGGCGCGAATAAAGGCAGTTATACAACCGCACCAACGATATCATTCACCCGTGTTGCTTAAATATCTAATGTCTTCTTCATTCGGTGCCTTTTTATTTTTACTAATTTTTATTATAAAAAATAATTATATATAGTAATATGAAAAATAAAGTAATTAGTTTAAATTTGATTTTAATATTATTATTTCTAATTTCCTCTGCGTTATTTCTAATATTTACTTTTAGAAACAAGGAAAACTTCGATAATGATTTGAAGTATACGACAGGAGGAGCAGGTAATTGTAGTTTAAATACTAACACCGAATTAGAAAACAAGAACTCCGCTTTTAATCTAGGGCTCAGCAGATATCCTAAATCGAAATACAATGCAGCAACTAGAATGGCTGCTACAAATGAATATGCGCCATATTGTGATATTGAGAACTATAGCGACCTATTAGCCTATAAATGTTTAAAGATATCACCTGCTAGTCTCTCGTATACAATGCGAAGCAGTAATATTAAACACATATTTGATACAATATATATATATGATGAGAATACCTTGTATAGTTATCTTAAATCTAAAATAGAACCACTGAAGCCCTATGCGACTAAAATTAAAGGACCCGTTTATGTATGTATGTCCCAAGCGCCTTTTTTCAAATACGAAAAGAACAGCGTAGAAAACCCAATAAATAAATTTCTGGATGCTCGTATTGATATAATAAATACCGAAAAGCCCTACAATTACGTGAAATTCGATGAGCAAAACAAAGAAATCGCCGATACAAATACTAGCGAACACGGAGATACATCCGATAAAATATCATCCCTATATTGCCAAATATTAATAATGTTCCCAATGTATGAACATAATGAATTAGATAAAAATGTGATGAAGTTAAAGTCCGCAACGGAACAAGATGATGACGCAATTATAAAAACCTTCTTAGATACTACAATGAATGGCTATTATACGCATAATACCTTATGCTTTATAAAATGTAATAAGGCATCGAAGTTAAATTGTGGTTGTTTAAATATGAATGATTATAGTTCAAGAACGGACACGAATACCCGAAGCTTCGTTAGTTCAAATCCTCCATATCTTGTGGATGCGAATAAGGATTTGCCAAGATATACCGCAAAATGCTTAGACCATACAAATAATGATGCGGTTAGTGATTTCAGTCTGATGTATTTTGTAAATCCGCTATCTAATAGCTATCAAAATATTATAGAATAAAGTTAAAAAAAGATTAAGAATAGTAAGGAATTTAGTAGGTATTGTTATTTACTTCTTTGAAGCCGACATTGTAATATTATTTTTGGTAGCATCAACAACAACAACAATGTCTTTGCAGTCATCGTCGTCGTCATCATCGACAAACTTATATTTTTTAATTCCAATCTCTATTGGAAGCATTTTATACTCTTCTACTTTTTCCCAAAATGCATCAATTTTAGGAACTATCGCTTCCCAAGCAATCGCATTGAATACCACGCGCTGAATAATCATCTCATCTAATCTCCAAAATGTATATTTGCTGAACTTCAGATTTTCTTTGAAGTTGTTATTATAATCGCATATATCTTCGACGCATTCCTTTGGTGTTCTATCAGCATCGCTATAATAATAGACATATTCGCCTTTTGAATTATAATACTCTGCGATTACCCCGTGCTTCGTGGTATTGTGGTCGATTTCTAGATATTCATCTTCTTCCTCAATAGATTTGAAGATACATTCGATATAATCGCATTCTTTCAAATTGCAAACTGCTAGTTGTCCCTGAATTTGCATCCTATATTTATCAGGTATAACACCATCAACAATCTTTCGCGAATAAGGGCATTTAATCTCAAGCATTATCCCGAGTTCATTAATACCATCAGGCGACGCTCCAAAATGCTTATTCTCCGTATCGCATATTAACCCGAAATCGTGAATATCAATATTGTTCATTTTTTGCGAATAGCATCGCGTAGCCATAGGTTCGAACATTGTCCCCCATTTAAGCGCTGGAATAGCATTGTAATTAATGTTATCTATTATGATGTTCGCTTTCTTCTTTGCGAGTTTTATGCTAACATTGCCGCCTTTCACTGCGTCATAGAGGTCGCTAGCGGTTAGCCTCGATTTCCTTGCTTCAAACCACTCTTCGGTTCTCTGCTTCATTAATGGTAGTTTAAGTAATTCTTTTAATTCTGCTTGGTATTTCTTAATATCTGCTAAGCGTTTCTGAAATACTTCGAGAGGATATACGCGGTTTTTATTCTTCTTATATTCTTCATATAATAAGGTTGCTACTTCGTCGACGTTAAAGTCATTGCTGCTTCCGCTGCTCTCGCCTTTCTTAATATGTTTTAATAGACATAGGTCAATGTCTTTATTAATATCCGTCGTAGACATATATTTAATATAACGCGTATTGTATTTATATAGTTTATTTAATTTAATGATTTTCTTATCATTATTGTGGTGTCGGATTAGACAATTCTTCTGCACATTTTTTTTGATATGCCTTTGAACCCTTAAGCTTATGGTCAAGTGCGGCATTTATTTGACGTATTAACTTCTTACTATTGAAATCAAGTTCGGAGGGGTCGCTAGTCATTTTTTTACTTCTTCCTCTTGCAGCTTCAGTTTTTGCGGCTGACGCTGCTGTCTTTTCCTCGTATAACTTCATCACTTCTGCCGTCTTACTTTCCATCAATGCGTCAAAAGCGTAAGTATCCATTGCGTAGTGTATCTTATATACAATACTATTGATATCATTTATATCATTTATATCATTTTTTATCCTACGACATCTTTGATATTGATTTGATTATTGAAGATATCTATGTATTGATAAGATGTATTCCCGAATGCTCTAGAAATACCAGTATCCGTATACCATATATGGTCATTTATTAGTTTTACTTGCTCCACTACAGAATGCCCCACGAACATATAGACGCACCCGAGTTTTTCAAGCATTTTTATTAAATCTTCTTTTTCATCTAAATCCCTCGTCCATAGCATACCATTGCTGTCCAATATTATTTCCTCAAAGATTTCTTTGTCTTCTACAAGTATCGCATTGTTTTTTATAAAGTTCTTCCAAATCGTATTGATATACGAAACATCCTTATTATATTTCGATAGTATATTTAGATGTCGTAATGTTAATCCCGCGTGGCAGAATAATAATTGCCCTATCTTAACTACGAGAGGACGCTGGGATAATATAGCAGATAGTGTCCCGCTTGGCTTAAATAGTTCTTGTCTCTTATAATTATTACTTAAACTATTGTGAGATACGTAAGAGTAATTGCCGATTGTATTCATCAATTCGTGGTTCCCTATCAAAGATATTACACGTCCGCCTTTCGATAACGCTATCTTATGCAACAAGTTTGTAAAATATATCATTTCTATATCTGGGAGGACTTCCCAGTCTTCAAGCGTTCTATCTCTATTTATGCTATCCACTTGGTCGCCCATTTGAACAACAATGGTATTCTTCGGCTCAGCAATCCATTCGATGTTCTTGTTGATTATCTTAGCGTCTATTAATATATCCTTAAACCTCCTAATATCCCCGTGAATATCACCAATAATAACTATTCGATTATTATGTTCGTATTCATAGATAATATCCTCGTTAATCATAATACTAATATTATGTTTAATATATATTATTTTATATAGATTATTTTATATGGTTATATAAAAAAATGATTAAACTATAATCATACATACAAACAAGGCAATGATGGATATTTCAAAGATGAGTAAAAATGACCTATTAGAAAAGTGTAAGGAACTAGGTATTACGATGTGTAGTTCAAAGAATAAACAACAACTACTAGAACTTATAAATGTAAAACAAAAAATACCTGAATGCGATGAAATAAATACGGCTACAATTCTTACTCCGTTTACTCAGCATACGCCCGCAACATTTATTGAGGTATGCGCTGGATGTGGTGGGTTAAGCTCTGGATTAATTAAATCAGGTTTTACACCTATTTTATTAAATGATAACAATAGTGATTGTTGCAAAACATTAAAACATAACCATCAAGATGCAAATGTCGTATGTACTTCTATGGATAAAATAGATTATTCGCAGTTTATTGACAAGGTTGATTTATTGACTGGAGGCGTTCCTTGCCAATCATTCTCTCAAGCAGGTTTAAGAAAAGGGCTTGATGACCCACGAGGTGATTTAATGATAAAATTTATTGAAATTTTAAATTTGATAAAACCGAAGTTATTTATGATAGAAAATGTTAAGGGATTATTAACACACGACGGAGGTAAAACGATAGATAAAATAATAAGAGCATTAAATAAAAACGACCTCTATAACATCAGCTATAAATGTTTAGATGCATCTAAATATGATGTTCCACAAAAAAGAGAAAGAGTGTTTATTGTTGGTGTGATAAAAAGTATAACTCGGTCTTTTGAATTTCCTAAGGAAAGTGAAAAGAAGATTGTATTAAGAGATGTTTTGCTCGATGTTCCTCTTTCGAGTGGAGCAAAATATAATGAAGAAAAAATTAAATTATTTAGAATGATACCACAGGGCGGATGCTGGGTTAATTTACCTGAAACATTACAGAAGGAATATTTGGGTAATAGTTATAATTCTGGGGGAGGAAAAAGAGGAATATTATATCGGTTGTCTATGGAAAAACCATCTTTAACATTGCTATGCACGCCATCGCAAAAACAGACTGAAAGATGCCATCCGTTGGAAGATAGACCCTTGACAATGCGAGAATACGCAAGAATACAAACGTTTGAAGATAGTTATGAATTTATAGGAAGTCTAAGTTCGCAATATAAGCAGATTGGTAATGCGGTTCCAGTGGAATTAGCAAGACATATGGGTGTGTCTTTGCTTAAATTATTGCGATAGCCGCGATAGCAGCGATAGCGTAGCTGTGTAGAAGTTTTTATGTATATTTATCTATTGTAATTTTTACAAAATCTATTATAGCGTCGGTATCATCGCCTAAAATAAATTTAATAAATTTATAACCGATTTGATGTTCTATTTCAACGTTATTATGTAATAATTTTGTTATACTTCCTTTCAATGTTTTTTTCTCGGTATCCGCATTGATATTGGCATAAATACAAACATACTCTGGATTAGCTAGTTTAAATTTTGCTAATTTATCAAGGTTCGATTTTTTAGATGAAGCATTATCAGTATTTGTTCGGTTTTTTAGTTCTATAGCAAATTTTCTATTATGAGACAAAATATCTAACCCTGTTTCGTGTCCAGTTTTTAAATTAATACATCCTTTATAATTACCTAATACTTCTTGCCAAATTTCACCAATCTTCATTTGCCGTTGCCTTTCTTTCAAAGCAATTAATTTATTTGTTTTCAATTTTTCAGTATCTAAAATGTCGTATGTTAATACATACTTTTCTTCTCGTGATAAGATATTGTGTATGGAGTTATCCAATAATTCATAATATTTGCGTAAGCAAAATTTACATTCACTATAAGCCTCATCATTCATCCTTCTCTGTGTCCTTAATTATTTTTGAATGAAAGCCAATCATTTTTTTAATGGAATTATATATAATTTATACAAATATATATTACATAAAAATGACCTAAAAGAGAAGCGCGAATAATTAAGTATCATATATATATATCACAAGTATAAAATGTCTGGACAAGTTTCTTTGTTATCTGAAAGCCCCACTGCATATATTATACGCCGAAAGATATCGCAAAAAATAATTTTGATACGCGACCATTTATATTTACTTAAATACTGGATATGTGGGCATCTGCCTTTTCTCGAATATTATATATGAGGCTAAATATATATATAAAAAATACAGAATATTTATAAATAAATATGATTAGACTAAATATATACATTGTATATAGTGAAGAACTGGAGAATAGGCACACGACAATTAATAGCGCCATTTCGCTAATTAAAGATATCTGTGTGCAAAAAAACATCGAGGTAAAGCTTAACATTATTTCAGAGCCTAGCAAGGAACACGTCAATAAATACATTTCGTCATTTAATACCCGCGTGAATTATGACAAGTTTGCGGATGCCAACAACATTTACAATGAACTAATTATGCCCTTGAACGTATGCCAGATATCAAACTTTGAGAAGCACAGGTATATTTATAAATATATTTTGGAAACCTTTAAAACCAATGACCCCAATGAGTTGCATTTAATTATTGAGGATGATGTTATAATTTTGAAAGATTATATTAATAATATTATGGAACTGATTGACGATTTGAATGCAGACACCAGACCTAGCGATACCGCTAGTCATCGCAATAGCGATAATGACTGGGATATTCTTTTTACCTGCTTGAATGTCGTCAATAATCCTGAGAAGTTTATAAATATTGATGACTTGTATAACATTATAATCTCTAAGTCGTGTTATATTATCAGAAACAGGGAGTTGTGCGAGAAGTTGTATAGTATTACTGATACTTTTAAATTAAATATTAAATTGACGCTATCAAAGTTCATCAAAGAGAATAAATATACGGCAATGTCCTATAACAAGATTACATTCCTCGAAGGGTCTAAGTTGGGAGTATATCCTTCTTCAGTAAATCCAAATAATTATTTATTTTTGAATAATAATTATATTGCGCTAAAGAAGATATCCGAAAAGACTGAACTAACGGAAGAGGATATCAAGAATGCTGAGAATATATACGCAAATTCTCTAAATATACCTTCCGTCGATGTTCAAAATATTATGGGAGTAATCTATTATAATTACAAGGATTACAAGAAAGCAAAGGAATATATGTATATGTCTTTATCAAACTTAAAGAAATGCAAGGGATATACAATTATGAAAAATAATGAGATTTTAAGTAATACTATAAATATTTACAAGTATGACCAAGATTTACTTGCAGAATGTATGCTATCTAAGCCTAAATATTCGTAGACAAGCATTAGACCATTTATTCTGAAGTAGTGATAGCAGCAATCTTTGCGTGTGCTTCATTAATCTTATCATTTAGTTGAGCAAGCACATTGATTATATTATCAAACTTAGTTTGAAGGTCTGCTACTTCATCTTTAGTAGCGACAGCAGCAAGTTCATCCTTCGTAGCAAGTGCAGCAAGTTCATCCTTCGTTGCTAAGGTAGCAAGTTCATCCTTTGTTGCGAGTGCAGCAAGTTCATCCTTAGTAGCGAGAGCAAAGACTTCTCCCTTAGCCGCAAGAGCGGCGACCTCGTCCTTCGTAGCAATATCAGATGATAACAGGCTAACTGCTGAGGAATTTAATGAGCATTCCTTAAATAGGTTAGCTAATTCTGATTTAAGGCTGCTTATTTCAGATAGCACCTCTGAATTATCATACCCAGATACCTGCGATACCTCAGATACCGAAGCATCCGCGATAGTATTCCAAGATGATACGTCGGACTTAGGAGGCGATACTTCTACGACTGCTAGTCTTTCTTCGAGTTCGCGAAGTTTATTGTATATGGGTGCATAAGACATTATTACTATTAACTATTCTTAATATTATATAATATTATAATATTATATAAATTTACTACGCAGTAAAATATATAAAAAATGATTATATATTCTAATATATAGAATAAATATAGAAGATGATTATACCTATCAGATGCTTCACCTGTGGAAAAGTAATGGCGGATATCTCAGATTATTATGAGAAAGAAAAGAATAAGCTAGAAGAAACCAATGATGTTGATACTGCCTATAAAAACTTTGAGAAAATACACACTGGGAAAATCTTAGATAGTCTCGGATTGAAAAGATACTGCTGTAGACGTAATTTAATCGCAAATATAGATATGATGGACATTATCTAATAATTAATATATAATATTATAATAAATGGACAAGGATATTAGCGATACAAATGCGAATACTATGAATACGACAGAAGATATCAAAGCAAATGCTAAGGATATCAAAGCGGATACAGGTATTGAGAAGTATATCGAGAAGCAAATTGAATTAAAAATAAATAGTCTGCTAGAAACATTGCCTGATACTATACCAGACACCCTTAAAATAAAACCAGTATATAACTTGACGATAAAGCAACTTTATAAGAATACGCTGCAGACAATGATAGATATCATAAACGACATCGTCGATGTCTATAGTAAAAAAGATTATATTAACAATAATAATTACATATACATACTATTATATATTTTTACAAAGAATAACAGAACAATTTATGTGGGAATTATATTGATATTTTTATCATTTATTATCTATTTTATTGACGGCGTATCGATGTAAAGGATGTGTATAGCCCTTAGTATCTTCTTTTTTTCTCTATCTTTATATGAAATGAAATGATATTAAATTTTATAATATAATATAATATAATATAATATAGATATGTAAATATGATATATAATGAGATTTTCAATAAATATTCCTATATTATTATAATACTGGCGATTATATACTATATACTTAGCAAGAACAAGTCGGCTACATTATTAACAATAATAATAATCATAATCGCATTTTACTATATAAATAACTATATCAAAGAGAACGACATTAAAAGCAAGGGAGACATAACTATAAAGGAAAACAAGATACGCGACGAAGTCAAAGATATCGTCGAGTTAGCAACGGATAACTTTTACATCAATAAGAACAACAAAAAAGCGAAGTTTCTAGTAAAAAATAGCGAGTTTATGAACATATTATTCAATATCAGGTTTATTAAAAGATTTGATAAAACGAGGTATTCTAATATGATTATTAATATGGATAAATTAATGAAAATCTATATGTATATGTTAGCGGACAGGTATGATATCAACACATATTTGCCGATATTCGCAGATATAAGAAATAATATTATCGAGATATTTTATTCATTGATATTTGTGATACCCAATAAATTCAAGCATATATATGGCTTTGACCCTCAAAGTGAAATCGATAAATCGCTCGACGAATTCCGTAGCAAAACCAAAGAGATGCTCGTGGTTATTACGAACTATGCTAAGATAGGCAAGGAGAAGGTGTATATAAATAGCGATAAATATATACCTTATGAAAAAAACAAAGAGCATTACTTGCCTTGATTTTCGAGTATTTTATTATGGTTTCTTAACTGCTTTAGCGGCTTTAGCGGCTTTCGCTATTTTAGTCGCTTTCGCGGCTTTCGCTATTACAGGAGATGATGGGCGATTTGCTTTGTATTTGCTATATAATTGAGGTATTACAATATGAATAGTGCTATAAATATAAGTTATATTTTTAATACCTTTCTTACAGCTAAGGCATCCGCCTATTATTCCTGTGCTGTTTCCATAGCCTCCTATGCCACCAACGATGCTACCGATGCTACCGCTGCTACCGCTACTGCCGTCGCCTCCAGTCATACTACTACACCCGCAAGAGCCAACCATTTTACGACCACCTCTAACAATAGGGGAATATAATAAATCTATAGATGAAGCATTAATAGCATCGCAATTTTGGGATTTTTCATCTACGTAATTAGCAGGTAGGGCATTCTCGGTTTTTGTCGCGGCATAGGCTGCTATTGTTTGTGCCTCTATTGTATTACTAGCATATTCCATATTTTTTACTAAGTTCTTTTTATACTAAGTATATATATCTTTTATTCTTAGTTATAAGTTATAGTTTTAAGTCATTCTATGCTTGCTGCTTACGCTACCTGCTCATATCCATATAAGTAATTATTAAATCAACGCGCGACCTCAGTTCATTAATATCATCTTGCAATGTCGCCATCTTACTGAAATCAATATAGTCAATCAGGATATTCACTTTTTCTTGTAAATCCTTTATTTCATCCTGTTGTGATACTATCTTACGATGCAACTCTTGAACCGCGCATACATTCAGCGTATTAATATATTCCTTGTTTAACGCGTGAAAGTCATTCACTTCAGTGCCATACACAAATATCTTATCATTCGCATAGGTTATATCCTTGATTTTAAAAGATTTGCTATTTATTATTTCAATTACCTCGACAATTATTGTATTATTACGCATATCATAACATTTAACCTTTTTGTATATCTTAATATTGTTATATGTATCTATGTCGGCACCTTGAAATGTTATTATGTTTGTAAGCGGGTCATAGTCGGCTACCGCGAATATGTTTGGTATGAACTCCGTTTGTAGTTTGACTGCATCAGGTATGACCCTCTTAATTTGCTGCGCTAAGAACCCATATACTAGGTCGCTTTTGTTGTTTGCTCCTCTACCACGCCAATCGATGTAATTATATGTTTTCGGTTGTATATTCAATATCATCTGCAGCGCACTATCATCTAAGAGGTCGCTTATATTCGTTTTAATTCGCTCATCACTACTAGCGATTACGTTGCCTGATGTCCAGATACTAGAATTGAACTTTGCGCATATATTATTATTTACATTGCTGCTTATTAAAATGTTCGAATTGTTCGAAGTCATTATTCCGTAATCTATTGTTTCATCCATAGTCATCCCAGTGCCCGCAGCAACTTCTAATTTAAATTGCAGAGGGTTTGCGCCTATCCCGACATTCCCTAAATTATAATATATGTTGTCTGCACTTCTAGACCATAGTAATGCGCCGCTGACGCTCGATATATTATTAATATATTCTATAATATTATTACTTGAAGCCGATACGTAATTCGAGGTATCTATCGAGAATTTAGGCAATACGTTTTTATCGATTACTGACAATACCCGAATGAGGATTGCGCCGTTCTTCCCTCCTTCCCCATAATTACCGCCAGCCCCGCTATTACGCGAATTATAACCTAGTGGCGTAATACCATACACATTGGACGTTAACATCCCTGCGCCGCCGCTCGCAATATAGACATTACTATAATTATATAGTTCTCCTACGCTGCTGTCGGTTAGATTAAAGGCACTATGTAAATTTACGGGGCTCTTGAAATTAAAAAATTTCTCAGTATCTACATTGCCATTCTCTATAATCAGTTCGGATACCCCAGCGCCACCATTTAACCCGAAGCCCTCAGAACCTGCTCCGCCACCGCCATATGTCCCGCCTTTATTGCCGTAGTAATATATATTGCACGTATTACCTACAAAATTCTTTAAATCGTTCGTTATTACAAAAGGCGTTATACCCCCCTTGTTGCCTGACCCGCTACCGCCTAACATATTCGAGGTTAAGTTAGACGTTTCTATTTTCGTTCTTAGAATACCGCTAATGGATATGTTGGAAGATATGTAGTTAATCGTATAATTACTGCTCGACCCTCCTCCATCCGCTTTCAAATATTCGAAGGTCGTGTCGTTTCCTAAAAGCGCCTCTTGCCTTAAATCGATATTTGAGTAATACCCTCCGCCTCCTCTGCCTATTCTCAAGCTTTTAACACCAGCCGCTATGTAGGCATCATTCACATATATTAACTTACCTGCTCCGCCACCATAATTAGAGCCTCCTCCGCCACCCCCGCCATATGCTATAATATCGCATATTGTTGATGTGATTGTATCTTTAAAATCCACGTAATACTGGGTATAGCGGTTGGCATTATAAAGTTCGGTCTTTTCGTCGTCCGTAAGCAGTTTGTTATACATCTTTAAATCTGAAATGTTAAAATTGTAATTCGACGTATTCGTATCAGATGATATGGTATTTTTAGTATATCTGAAAAACCCGAGAACTTTCAAATATTCGTTGATAATGGTAGTGGTAATTTTTAGTTCATTATTAATATATGCTTGTATTCTGAAATCGTTTGCGCGTTGCTCGATAGACCATAGTATATGATACCAGTTTCGCTTCTTTATATTATCTATTGAGAATATGGGGTTCGGTTCTTTCTCTACGAAAAATTGCAATGTATTACTAATATTGCGGTAAATAATACTTAATTTACGAAGATTTTTAGGGTCATTATTAGTGAATTCTATAATTATTATATCACTGCTAGATGAATTCACCTTTAGCCAGAAGCTTATTGTTATCTTCGATAATGTTTGCGCTCTGAAAACATCATTGATATCGAAGTTGCGCTCAAATTTACCATAGGATGCCTGTTCGGATACGCAGTTGAACTCTAGATATGTTGATTGCAGAGGCGTATATTCGATGTCTAGTAATTCGCTGGTCGGTTTTATATTTGTATCCCCATATAATTCTAAAGCCGTAAAGAAATCATCGGAATTACCGAGAAATCCGCTATTTCCTATGGTGCGCATAGTATAATTAGAATTATTCGCATCAAGTAAGCTAGCGGATGTAAGATGATTACTAGAAAATTTATACCACGATGGCAAAATCTGAGTAGTCTGATTATCTCTGTCGAAGGTCGTCCCAATCTCAGGATTATACAAGAACTTGCAAATCTTATAACTGGAACCTCCTATCTGCGTAAAAGATAGCGTCGTAGTATTCTTAACAATTGGCGGCAAAATGCTGATAATCTCTGGAGTTATGCTAACGACCCCTTTCTTATTAACGTAGAGCCCGTCGCCTATCTGCACACTACCGAGCGCTCTTGTGGTCGCTGGATATAATATGTTGTTGGCTTGCTCTGTCTTAATATATTTTATTAATATATTGCTTGTAGATAACACGTAATTGCTGGTATTCGTGGTCGTTATGGTTATATTCGAGGTGATACCTTCGGATATTGTATTCGTGCTATTGTTTATTAAAAGTTGCAAATTGTTCGAGGTGCTTTTAACGTAATTGCTAGTATCACTTAGAAAATCCCTATTATTTATTTTGAGTATTTTGGTATCTGCTACCCATAATAAATTGCGGTCGCTCGACAGCCGATTGTCGTTCGTGTTAAATACTATGCCATTGGTGATAAAGTTGCTATTTCCAGTGCCGCCTAGCGATACCCCGATATTCCCGACGACTATATTATCCGCATTAATATTCGTTATGTTTTTCCCGATGCCTAAAAATGCCGCTGCAGTAACGCTCCCTCCAGTGACAATGTCGGTTGTTGAAATACCAAAGATACTCCTTGATGTTCCAGCGGGGGTAATACTATTCGCCATCCTTATATAAAAATTATATGTTTTTTAAACTTAAATAATAATATTATTTGTTTTTATCCAAAGGCTATATAAGCGCTTGTGAAGAAACTGGCTGCTACCGCGCATACAAATATAGGAAAAACGTGGTATATGCTGTTCTCTATGTAATCATTGTCTATTAGGTCAGTCAAGGTATTCTCGAGGTATTCGACGCTATCGCGGCTATTACTATCTACGTATTCCTTATCATTTTGATAAGTATTTGTGGTGTCAGAGGTAGCAGCGTCGCAGTCTTTATTATTGTGATAATAATACTTTAGTTCTTCAATGCTATATTCAATCATATTTCATATATATATTTATATATATTTATATATATTTATATGTGTATATATTTTATATATATTTATTAAGTATAAATTAGGGCATTTGATGGTATTGCTTAAAAGGAATAAAATGATGCGAGGAGGAGGCACTTATGAAGATATTTATGATATCTCTAGTTATATATTATTATTCATTTCATATATATTCTTTGGGTTCGCTACAATATTGCTAATAAATGCGGGGCTCAATTATAATAAAGCGTATATAGATGAACCTGCAGTTGAAGCAGGTACCCCTCTTATAGAACAACCTATATTTGAATATTTAAAGAGAAATAAAGATAACTTTATGGCGGTCGAAGACTATCTGTTGGCTTGGAATAAGCCTTTGGCAATTATATTTTATATTTTTATTGGAGGTTCTATTTTACTAATTATAATTAGTAAAAGGGATAATCTGAAAGAAGAAATTACAAAGAATTTAAAAACCACTAACTTTTTAATTGCACTTGCAATATATGGGGTTATGCTTGGTATAATTATTGCTTATAATGTAATAAATTCATTCAAGAATGATATGCCAACAACCCATTTAGCAGAATTACTAGCAAATGATATTGAACTTAAGGGTGTTGTGGAAAAACAAGAATTTTATAATGAGTTAAGAAGAATAATAATAGATAGTTTAAATAAAAACGATTATACAACAGCTATTGAATATTTGAAAGGTCAGGTTGAGGGTTCATCTAATGAAAAAGGTTCATCTAATGAAAAAATTAAAAATTTAAAGTTGGGTGATGGCAAATCAGTTTCAAGCTACATATTATATTACTATTACAAAGCCATAGACAAGAACAAATATAAAAACCATATCAATAATTATTTTAACTTGCTAATTAATGATGATAAACCTGAAGAGAATAACTATATAAAATATTATATATATGGGCTACTTGAAACGCAAGATAAAGATAGTAAATCTGCATTAAAAAAGCCATTACTAAATTTCAAAAATAATATAGAAAGCTATTACAAAGTAGTTTTTGGGCTTTATTCTGCTTTCTTTTTAGTGGTAATACTAAGACTTGGTGTGAATGAAAAATTCAAGGATTTTGTAGTTATTTACTGGTGGGATATATTAAAAGTTATGTTTGGCATCTTTCTTATTTATGTTCCTATATTGTTGACTATGTTCCTTTAAAATTGAATTATTTTTATTTATTTTATTACTTTAGTAATATTAAGATAATATATGGATAGTGTAGATAAATTGAATACTTTAAATTTAGATATATTAGAAGTTATACTTGATGTATTAATAGTTAATAGAGTAGAATATATATTAAATAATAACCACTTAAAAGAAAGTATAAAATGGTTTAAGTATATTATACATCTATATCTTACTAATATAGAATTATTCAAAAAAAAATTCAAACAAACATATAGTGAACTATTCAGTTTTAAAAATGATGTAACATATACAACCAAAATAAGGCTGATAACTATATTAAACGAACTTCCAACCACAAATCCTAATCCTTTCGAAAATTTGAACACAGAAAACCCATTTAGAGAGTTTAATATAGAAGATTTTTTTAAAGATAATTTTAAGAATAAAGATATCCGAATGAAAAAGAAGAGAAGTCTCATTTATTTTATAAAATTTACCCCATATATTCTTTTACTTAACTATATAATGGAGACAGATATTGATGATACTAATATAGAATTATTAAAAAGATATATAAAAAAATATGCACCTGATATAAAAACTATAAAAACATTTAGCAGTTTCACACAAAAAGAACAAACTAAAAAAGAAGAACCATTTAAAAAAATAGAAGTATCGGGCAGTTCTGCACCAAATGGACTTGTTGACCATATTGATGCAAATGCTACTGAATATATTAAATTAAATAAATTGATTTTTGATTTAGAAAGAATAGTTATTGCTAAAATAGAAGACTTTCAAAAAAGAGGGGATAATAATAGTCACAGACTAGCTTTTTTTAATATGTTTGATAAATCTATTGAAGAAGTAAAAGGAGCTGTTAAAAGTAATGTTAATAAATATAGTTTAGATATGATAGTAGCATATGATAATTTGATAACTTATTTAAATGAGAAATATAATCCCATACCTGATATAGAGGAAGGGAGTGATATGATGGAAAAAGGTGTGAAAAAGGAACCTGATGCATTTAGTCATCCAGATGATGATACAATTAAATATTTAGTTGAAACAAATGAAGATGAAATACGGCGCTATTCGTCTGATATTCATACATTAAAATTACAAAGTGTAAAAGCGTTTTTATCACCAACGCCATCAGCGCGTGAACCATCAATATCTTCAAATACAGATGAACTGAGTAATTCTACATCCTCTCTTACAGAACAAAAAAAAGAATTACCTATCACATCATCAGCAACACCATCAAGAACATCATTAGCAATACCAACAGAAGACATTAAACCTATAAACCAACATCATGAAAAATCTGTGGGAAGAGCAATAGCACGTCCACAAACAGCTCCTGTATTTCAAAGCGTAAGAGCATTAAATACTAAGAAAGTATTTCATTCTCCATTATCGCCGCAATCATCACCGCGTTTATCAACTGCTATTTCAGCAGAAGAGGGAGAGGGAGAGGAAGAGGAAGAGGAAGAAGAGGAAGAGGAAGAAGAGGAAGAAGAGGAAGAAGAAGAAGAGGAAGATGAAGAGGAAGAGGAAGAAGAGGAAGAGGGAGAGGGAGAGGGAGAAGAGGAAGAGGAAGAGGAAGAGGAAGAGGAAGAAGAAGAGGGAGAGGGTGAGGAAGAGGAAGAGGAAGAAGAAGAGGAAGAGGAAGAAGAAGAGGAAGAGGAAGAGGAAGAGGAAGAGGAAGAAGAGAAAGAAGAGGAAGAGGAAGAAGAGGAAGAGGAAGAAGAGGAAGAGGAAGAGGAAGAGGAAGAAGAAGAGGAAGAGGAAGAGGAAGAGGAAGAGGAAGAGGAAGAAAGTGCTGATAAAGAGGAAGAAGAAGCAGAAATCAAACCTGAAACTAAACCAAAACTCCCATATAACGAAGAAGAATTAAAGCAAAAATATCTATATACGCAAAAATACAAGGATGGTATTGATGATGAAACATTAGATAAATTATTAAAAATGAGAGATGAAAATAGCGATAATCTATATAATAACCAATATTCGAATAATAAGTTTGTGGAGTTAAAATCGTATATCGATACATTTAATAATAAACTTATTAGTGGTGGTGCGGCTACACTAGAAGACTACAAGGACATCATCGCAAAAATAAGGGGATTTGAGAACGACCCTAATAACCCCATAGAAGCGCTAGAGATAAAGTTCGAAGACAGATTGGTATTTATCATCGCGACCTTCTTTATCAGATATGTAGCGATTTCTATGATACAGCGTGGTATTGACATAAACCTGATAACGACATTCTATGACGGCTTCATATATTATGGATGCATATACCTCGTATTATTTTGGTTTGTGGTGTTTTTTATTAATATAGATGACAAATATACCACGAAATATATAGATACTAGCGGTTTTATTAATTATATTCGCTCACTCTTCTACTATTTTTATATGGGAACAAATGGCATATCCCGTTTATTAATTCACTCGCTATTGCTGCTAGTCATTATAATAATCCCTATCATACTCAACATTAAAAATAAAAATAACATTAATATCAATGAGGATACTAAGGATACTGGGGATACTGCTCCCATTGTGATGCTAACATTAGAAGAGCGAACTAAGTTGTCCAAACTATTATCAGTATTCACGCTATTTATATGGATACTCACGAGTATAATAGCAACCAAATTTTGATATTAATAATATTAATATATAATAGAATTATTGTAATATGCCGCGAAAAGTTGCAAAAATAAAGGATGTAGGTGTAGATAAGGAGAAGAGTGTTGTTAAGAAGGATGTTGTTAAACGTAGTAGGAAAATGAGGGGGGGGGGGAATGACATATTTTTTAATAAAATTAATTTATTTATAACACAAAATTTACAACCTTTTAATACGCATAAGGATGCTATTATCAAAGTTCTTGAAAATTTAAAGCTAGGATATAATAATAGTATAGCAAGATCAGTTACTCCTTCTATAATTGATTTTAATAAGTCATCTAGATTTAAGAATACATTAAAAGCCACAATTGATTATTTAAATGCTATTGGCAATGTGAATACTAAAGACCCAGATAAAGTTAAATTCCCACAATATCCAATCGTAAATGAATTAGCAGATGTTTTATTAGACATTTTTACAAATGATCATAATATGACGGATGAAAAAAATAAAAATGATTTTATTTTACAATTTATTCACATAAAAATATATATATTATTTATTGAGTTTCTATATTTTTGTAATCGTATAAATGATATTAAAAACTATAATATAGTCGAACCACCGAATGACTTAAAAAATACAAAAGATAAATTAGAAGAAGATTTGACTGCTGAAAAAGAAGCAAGGAAGAAAGCCGAAGAAGAGTTGGCTGAAGAAAAAATTGCAACAGATGCAGTCAAAGCAGAGTTGGCTGCTGAAAAAAAAACAACAGAAGCAGCAAATGCTGCAAAGGAGGAAACCAATAGAAAATTAAAAGAGGCTGAAGAAAAATATAAACTTTTAGAAGACAAAATCTTGACAATCGATGAAGATTATTTTAAAAATGCGCTTGATGAGGTGAAAAAAAATATTAATAGTAAAGAATTTACTAAAGTAGAAAAAAAAATAAAAGCTATTATTGCTATATGGGAAATATTACGTGATGATAGTATAATAAAAAATAATAATGATATAAAAGAAATTATAGAAGAAATCAAAAAATTAAATTTAGAAAATAATGATAAATTAATACTTTCATTAGCAGGTTTTTCAAGTGGTGGTAAAAGGAAAATAAATTCTTCGAGAACCAAAAGAAAATAAGAATGATAGAACATCCATACATAACTCCATATAAAATATCACATAGAAGTCATCTGTATATAAACCAGTTATTTAATAATATATATGCCATTAAAATAAAATGCATATGAACTATCTAATAAAACATCACCGCATACACAATACTAATTTTTATAATATCTATCAATCCTTAAAGCATTGCAAAGATGTTCATACGGATTTAATAATAGTAGTATTTAAATCAATAACATCAGACCATATCTATATATCTAGCATACACACAGGTTATTGATTGCTACTTAAGGAAAATCTTTGCCATCGAATAAGTTTTGTTTTATAAGTTAGCTGAACATTTTCTACAACCCAAAAGTTTTTTAGAATTTTACAAAGTTTATCTTTCAAAATAATATTAACCTAATCAACCTTACATAATACATTACTATTTTTTATCATATCCCTTATAATCCCTACTTGATGCTTGTATTGCTCAGAAGGCTCTTGTAATAGTAGTAATTTCAATAGAAGTTCAATAATATCTTCATATATTCGAGTATCCATAGAAACGCATATGTTTTCTTTATTACCTGTAGCAAAATTATGCATCAGCCTAGTTTTGTCTTTTATTAGTTCATAAACTAGGCTATTCAGGTTTTTGAATATATATTCATCATTCATTTTTACTAAAGAATAGTTTTTATCATCATTGCTACAAGTTATATTATTGTTCTCTGGGAAATCTTTGTTAAAATGTATATGTTTTGTTAAGATACTTGGTATATTATAAGCGCTCTTAAAGATTTCGAGCATCTTATCGTAATCGAGGTAATCCATACGTTCGTTCCCATAATTATTTACTATAATAGTATTGTTATTATTATTTTGAGTATTTATATTATTCTGTGTTTCTATGTTGTTTTGACTATTTATATTATTAGTAATATTCTCAGCATTAGGTATTCGCGCGTGTATTATACTTCGAGGTTTGCATTTATTATTTGTGATATGCCTTGATTTATGCTGTCTTGTTGTAAAAGATATCATACATCTAGGACAAGTTAATTCATCAACCCCTTTACATTTAGTTTCGTGACCTATTAAAGATTTTTTAATTTTATAAATCTTATTACATTTCTTACAAATATAAGGAGAGGTTACAATTTTTTCATTTGGGGCTACATTTTTTTCATTTGGGGCTACATTTTTTTCATTTGAGGCTACATTTTCTTCTTTAAAAATCTTAAAGTTCGCGCGAGTAGGCGTGGTATTATGCACAGCATTCTGGTGTCGTTTTAAGTCATATTTGCGATTTGTAGCATATTTGCAAACTTCACAGCAGTGCGTTTTTGCTGCGTCGTTTTTACTCATTACTATAATACGCTTATAAAATATTATTTATATGCTTTTTTATTACCAGAATTTTTCAAAGAACGCAAAAATAACGCATTGCGCATTATGCGTATTTCTAAAACTTTCAGAGAATTTGAAAAGTTTTCTATTTTGTTTTTTTACAAGGTTTTATAAATGTATATTCTGGTAATAGTTTAGTAATCTAAAAAGTAAAAATAAAACATAAAAATGGGCAAACCTAGCAAGAAAAAAGTAATCCTAAAGCCATTCTAAAAATTATGCGGGCTTACATTTTCTCCATTTTGGGGCTACATTTTCTCCATTTGGGATAACATTTTTTCATTAAGAATACTTAGTATCATCCACATCATTCCGATGTATATTTTAGTGATTTTAGCGATTTTAACGCAAAATAACGCAATGCGTCGTGCGTCATTGATGCGTCGTTTTAGACCATTACCACAAGCAGTCTCAATATTTTAAAGCATACCATTTTTCATTACCATATATTTTTAACGCAGCGACGCAGCAACGCAGCAAAAAAACGCATCCCAAAAGACGCATTTAGGGTTGCGTAAAAACAACGCAGCAACGCAATAGCTACATCCAGCAACCTGAGTAATCCTACAATATATATTTGACCCCTATAAATAAAGAAAAAAAATTGATAATTATCTTAATATCTCAATAACTTAAAGAATACCTAATAATACCTTCTATGGATGCTAAGCAGTCGAAAGGGTTAAAACGTAATACAATTGATAAATATTACACAAAAGGCATTGTAGTCGAGCAATGTTTGAATATCTTCAAAGAATATATAATGCTAAACCCCGAAGACCTAATCGTAGAACCTAGTGCAGGGAACGGCGCTTTTATTAGCGGTATCAAAGCATTAACAAGCAATTATAGATTTTACGATATAGAGCCTGATAATGAAGAAATAATAAAGCAAGATTATTTACAATACGACTATGGTATTATTAAGAGTGCCTTTAGTAAAATACACGTTATGGGCAACCCACCATTTGGTCGCCAATCATCATCCGCTATCAAATTTATTAAAAAATCTTGTGAATTTTGCGATACGATAGCATTTATATTACCTAAAAGTTTCAAGAAGGATAGCCTAAAGCAAAGGTTCCCATTAAATTTCCATCTTCTATGTGAAATCGACTTACCAGATAAATCATTCTTGGTTGAGGGCATAGAGCATAATGTCCCGTGCATCTTCCAAATATGGGAAAAAAGAGATACGAATAGGTTCGTCGCAGACAAATTAGAGCCAGCCAACTTCGAATTTGTTAAGAAAACAGAAAGCCCAGATATTTCATTTCGTCGCGTAGGAGTTAATGCAGGGGCAATCGACGATACTATTGAGAATAAAAGTATTCAATCGCATTATTTTATCAAATTTACAAGCGAATACTTAGCAACTCCTGAATATATAAGGAGATTATCGCAGATTACTTACGATTTCAACAATTCTGTAGGACCCAAGTCCATATCAAAACAAGAACTTATAATTAAATTTAACCAAGTATTACAATGAATATCTCATAGCAATCCAAAGTATGATGTAATAATATTTTGCAAGTTGTTCAAATAACACAAGGTATCCTTTTCGAAACCAATTTCAAATAATTTATAGGCTTTATTTTTGCTTTTGAATTGTATCTCATTACAAACTACACATAATAACTTACTATTTTTGGTATTATGCTTGTTATTTTCTATATATTTTGAACCCCTGTTAAGTTGCTGCCCACCTCCCCATAAATCTAATTGGTTCATACCGATAATAATTTTATTCGTTAATTTTTCTAAAATATACCAATCAGGTATCTCGGTAGTAAGATAAGTCTCACATTTTTTTTCAAAATAAATTTCAAATTTCTCAGTGTCCAACTTTATATTGGTGATGCGTTGTTTTACTATATTATTGAACCGATTGCCTCTTATAACTCCCTTTGTTCCTGCAGGTATTAGTTGTAATAAATAATCCTTTATTATGTTCCCTTTCGTTTCCTCGTCCGTATATTTTTCTAATATATCTCCTAGCTTTTTTATTTCATTTTTTACAGAATTGCAAGCAATATATTCAGACATTAACTTAGCATCAGTTAGTTCATCTAAAGTTTCATAGCAAATCTCTCTCTTTATTCTTGTGTTTATCTCTTCCATTTTATTTATCATAATCAGATATGCAAATCATTTTTTATATAAAACAGAACAGGTTTTCGACTGGCTAGGGCATCTTCTTTATACCTCTTAGAGTTCCTGTGCATTACTTACTAATACCAGAGGCTCTCTTCCAGTATCTCTTTTCATTATAGGGATTGCGAGTTTCGTAGGGTATTTACTTAATAGACTTTCTCTATACTTATTCAACAAAGGATTTGTATCGAAAGCTGCTAAATAATTTGCCGAACCTTCCTCATTCCCATTAGTCTTATTGCGTAAGGCAAAAAAGAATATATCACGATATATTTAAACGTCCGCCTTTCCATCAACATATGCAAATTTAATTAAATCAAAGAAATAACTAGGTATTCTTGCTAAAACACCAGCGTCTTTATCATAATATAGCATACGCTCGCTCTTTATATACATATTATATCGGTTGGTAGAGTGTGTTTCAGATTTAGGTGCGCTTATAGCATACGTAGATATAAACAAACGCCTGTATTGTTCCTCGCCAATGATATTATTATTAAATACTAGATATTCGAGGTCAGGCAAATTTATCAATAGATTTATAAACATATCATCAAATTTGAAGGTTCCTTTATACGTGTCTCTAACATCAAATCCTGAGAATTCGAGTAGAACTAACTTTTTCAATTCCAAAATGCCTCTTATAAGTTTAACTATGTTTTCATTGGATATTTTCGGTGATGCTCTTATAATTAGGTTCTCTAGTTTTGGGGCGTTTTTTTGTAAAAAAGAAAAGAACGCGGTAGCATTTGCATCGGTAGGAAACTCGATAGTGCTGAGGATTATTGTGGTGATATTACTATATATTATTGAATAATGACGTGAATGCCTTCATTGTTTCTATATATAATACATAATAAAAATTAAGTTATACTAGGATATTTCTGATAACACATAAAAATAAATATAATCGCGATGGAATATATATATTGCTTATTCCATTTCGATATTGCTAGTATTTGAGTTGAGATTGCTGGTATTTGAGTTGAGATTGCTTGTGTCTATTGAGATGTTGCTAGTATCTATTGAGAGGTTGCTAGTATCGATTGTGAGATTGCTTGTGTCTATTGGGAGATATTGCTTGTATCTATTGAGAGATTGCTAGTATCGATTGAGAGGTTGCTAGTATCGATTGTGAGATTGCTTGTGTCTATTGGGATATTGCTTGTATCGATTGCGATATTGATTGTGTCTATATTTAATAAGGTTTTTAATCTTTTAATACGCATTCTTTTGTCTTCATTCATCTCTATCAATTTATTAAGTAGTTCTTCTTTATTTTCACTCAGTTTTATTAATTTCTTTACTGCCCCATAAAGAGAATAGTTGATTTGAGTAATATCGATTGAAAGCAAATCAGGGATACTTACATCGTTATTATCAAAAGTATAAGATGATACTGCTTTAGGAAATATATCTTGAACTTCTTGTGCTATATAACCTAGCTGTCGAAGATCTTTATTAACATTATTAAAGCCATTTATATAATTAAATCTATATAAATCCAACTTATTAATATTATCATAGCATATATCATAAGACGCTTTCTCTATATTCTCTTTTATTCTTTGGTCTGACGTTGTAGACCATTGAGGGGAACCTGTAGGATTGTATATGGATGCACCTGCTGAAGTTATTCTAACGTAGTCTGTATCAGTATTGTTAACAGATGCTTGTATTTTAAATTCCCCTCCATAATTACCTATTTTGTAATCTATCACTCCGTCGTTTGCAGTTCCTCTTACTAATTCAATAGCTGATAATGTTATTGGTATTATATATCTTATAATAACAATACCTGAACCACCGCTTCCTGCATTGCCGTTAGATTTAGAACTCTTACTACCACCTCCTCCCCCTGTATTAATTGTCCCATTTTGGTTTGTATTACCTCCACCTCCTAATCCTCCAGATGCAATAGCGCCCGAAAAAGCACCACCAGCACCTCCTCCAGCATAATACACACTGCTTCCTGTGATATTTATTATTATTCCTACTCCTCCAGAACCACCATTAGAACCAGAACCAGCACCACCTACACCACCTCCACCACCTCCACCTCCACCTCCATATTGAGGAGCATCATTACTTGCAAGACCTCCTACATTACCATAACCACCAGAAGCACTTGTTGGTTGCGTAGAACTTCCTCTTGAACCTACTTGAGTTTCATTAGCAGCACCACCACCTGACCCCCCACTTAATCCGTTTAGTTGCCCTGCGTCGCCACCACCTCCACCACCTCCTAATGCTGTAAGTAAATTACCAAAAGTCGTATTAGAACCATTACTTCCCGCAGTAGTCGTTGTACTACCTCCAATACCGCCAGCACCGACTGAAATTATATAACTACCAGCATTGATTGTATATGCTGTTTTATATACAACACCACCTCCTCCACCACCGCCACCAGCACCTCCACCTCCACCTCCTCCTCCTCCTACCATTAATATATCACAAACTATACCTCCTGTTGGAAAATTGATTGTATATGGTGTTTGTCCTGTAAATACTTGATATGTATATATCCCACTAGTTCCTGTTGTTGTTGCTAATGGTGTCGAAGTAGGTATTGTATCTGGAGAAGCATTTTGTATAGTTAATTTAGTTGTATTAGTGATAGCATCATATATATGTAGTTTACTTTCTACAACTGCTGTTCCAATACCTACATTACTTGTATTATAATATATACCTGAAGATACGTTAGTCCATTGACTTGTTCCTCCACCACCACCTGTTGTAGAAGATATGATACGATTAACTAAAATATTACTTGTTGATAGAACGTAATTACTGGTATCATTTATAACATCTCTATTATTTATTTCATAAATACCAGAAATATTAATATTCCCGCTAACATCCAATAAATCAGTAATCGTCGAAGGGTCTTTTGACCCTATTCCTACATTACCATTAGTATTTATAGAAATTCTAGTATTTACTGAAGAACTATTTAAAATGTTTAAAATACCATTACTAGTATTCGCAATGCGCCAATCAGTGATACCTTCGGCATCACCATATCCAATAACACCTTGAATAATATCAATATTACTATAGGAACATATAATCATACTTATATTATATTATATATTGTATACATAATAAATTAACCATTTAAACCTTAATTAGTTATAGCAGTTTCCCCCCTGTTTTATTATATAATGGTAATAGTTATTTTTAACAACACACATTTATAATAATATGTAGTATCATATGTATCATATGTAGCGTTTGTATCTATAGTAATATAAAACTATTTACATTTTATAAAAATAATCAAACATATAATTACTTATTCTATTGCGATATTGCTAGTATCTATTGGGAGGTTGCTAGTATCTATTGGGAGGTTGCTTGTATCTATTGGGAGGTTGCTAGTATCTATTGAGAGGTTGCTTGTATCTATTGCGATATTACTTATTCTATTGCGATATTGCTTGTATCTATTGGGAGGTTGCTAGTATCTATTGAGAGGTTGCTAGTATCTATTGAGAGGTTGCTAGTATCTATTGGGAGGTTGCTAGTATCTATTGAGAGGTTGCTAGTATCTATTGAGAGGTTGCTTGTATCTATATCTATATTTAACAATGTTTCTAATCTTTTAATATAAACCTCATTATCTTCATTTATTTCTATTAATTTATTTATACGATTTTCCTTGTCTTTATCAATAGCTATTAATTTTTTAACTGCCCCATAAAGAGAATAATTTATTTGAGTAATATCTATTGAAAGCAAATCTGGAATACTTATATCTTTATTATCAAAATTATAAGATGATACTGCTTTTGGGAAGATATCTTGAACTTCTTGTGCTATATAACCTAGCTGTCGAAGGTCTTTATTAACATTATTAAAGCCGTTGATATAATTAAATCTATATAAATCCAGTTTATTAATATTGTCATAGCATATATCATAAGAAGCTTTCTCTATATTTTCCTTTATTCTTCTGTCAGAAGTTGTAGACCATTGAGGGGAACCTGTAGGATTGTATATAGATGCACCTGCTGAAGTTATTCTAACGTAGTCTGTATCAGTATTGTTAACAGATGCTTGTATTTTAAATTCCCCTACATAATTACCTATTTTGTAATCTATATTACTATCACCTGATACTCCCCTTATTAATTCTATTGAAGATGTTGAACTAATAAACAACCTATATTTTATAATAACGATACCATTTGACCCATTTGGTGAACCTATACCTCCATTTCCTCCCTTTGACCCACTTCCAAAACTTCCATTTCCACTTGAGCCATTTGCACCTGCTGAACCAAAAACTGTTACCCCACCTCCACCACCAGCACAATAAATTACCGATGAACCTGTAATACTATTTGATACACCATTACCACCATTACCTCCTAATTGAAAAGTCCCTGTTGTTCCTAACCCCCCCGCACCTCCTCCACCTCCACCTGCTGAATTAGCACCATTTTCAAAACCATTCCTTCCAGCAAAACCTATACCATACCCATATGTTGAGTTTTGGATACTTGCTTGTCCTGTCGATGCTACTGCCTCACTACTCCCTCCCCCACCCCCACCACTTCCTCCTGATTCAGAAGTTCTATTCCCAGTGTCTCTTCCTCCTCCTTTACCCCCACCTAATGCAGTATAGCTGATAGCACCAGTTATTGATGAATTATTTCCATTTGTATTAGCATTATAAGTTCCTATACCTCCTCTACCAACACTAACATTATATGTATATCCATTAGTTAAAACAACGTTTGTTGCATAAACGTATCCTCCTGCACCACCACCCCCGCCACCATTACCACCGCCGCTACCACCACCACCAACTACTAAAATTTCACAAATAAGAGTTTGAGTTGGAGTGAAAGAATAAGAAACATTTGTTCCCGAACCTGAATAAGGAAATTGAATGCATCTATCAAGAGTTCCTATAATAGTACGGGTTGTTCCAGAAACAATTATTTCAGTTGGTAAAGCAGTAGGTATTATATCTGGAGAAGCATTTTGTATAGTTAATTTAGTTGTATTAGTGATAGCATCATATATATGTAGTTTACTTTCTACAACTGCTGTTCCAATACCTACATTACTTGTATTATAATATATACCTGAAGATAC